ATTTTGTCCTCCCTATAGTCATGATGAACAGGACGATTAATCTGTTCTTCTTTACGAGTGTTATTATATTCTTTTCAGCTGCATTTTTCTAGCATATGCTCACAAATTACAAAAGAAAAGTCCCCTATTTGTTTTTTGGCAGAGTAAATAGGGGACTCCTTAAATTTTAATGAGCCTTATTTTGGATAGACGTGCCATACACGTCACGGAAATCATTCTTTGCTTTGTTATCCTTGTCGTTTATACGGACACGCTCAACTTTATGTCTGTCATTGTCTTTGCCAGAAATCCTGTCAACACGGAAGCGCTCAATATTCTGGACTTGTTCAAGCTCCGGTCCAAATTCATTGACTGCTTTTGCCATATCTGCATCACTAGGTGCGCCATTTTGCAAGGCTCTATAGATAATCGCAGCATATTCATAACGAGTCAGAGAACGATCCCCTTTAAATTCACCATCAGGATATCCAGTTACGTAGCCTCTGTCTGCCAGCGATTTCACATAGTTATAAGCCCAATGATCTTTGGGTACATCAGGGAACGAAACATTCTTAATATCACTTGTTCTTCCTTGTTTGAGCATATTCTTTAGTTCATTAACTTCATTGCGCAGTTCCTGGTTGTCTTGCCGCAAAGCCAGTACCTCTTTGGCAATGGCTACCCTGGACCGGCTTACATGGTTATGTTGGCCAAGTTTGAAGGTCACTCCAGCATTGATCATATTTTCGCCGCCCCCAAAGCTGCCACCAACACTCAGCATAGTATCTTCGGTCGGACGATAGAATGCCCCAACAGCAACTGCATGAGCACTCTTGTAATTACCATAGCCAGCAGCAAAGTCCCATTTATCATCTGGATCAAAATCCTGAGGATGCAGTGCTGCCAAAGCTGCTGCACCAGCACCTACTCGGTTAATACGATTTCCCAGTTTGTCAATAGAATTTCCCATGCGAGAAATACTATCAGCATTTGTCTTAACCTGATTATCCAGTGCCGTTAAATTTTCACCCGCAGATTTGTCTTTACTGATATACGTCCCGTTAGTCGTTGGGTGTGTTTCATTGTAAACAGTTCCGCCTGTTACAATACTTGTATTACCACTCTCTACTTTTCCATCAGCTTTTACGTTAATTTTATAAGTAGAACTCCCATCAGCATTCGGTGTTTCATCGATTTTGACGTTTTCTCCAGCAGTAACAGTATTTCTTGTATCCGTGCTCCCTGCAATGGAAGACAAATCAACGGATCCTTTTACTTCATTCCCGGCAGTATCTTTTACCGTCATGGAAAGAGTATTGCCAGAAAGGCTAAGTCCATCAGTGCTACCTACCAGTGTATCATTCCCATCTGAAGCGCCAGCAACTGCTTTTTTTAACTGAGCTACATTGACCGCATCCGTATCATTTGTACCGGCAGCTACGCTGGTAATTTGGCGTGTGATATTGTTTGCAACATCACCTACCGAAACAGCAGCTGCCGTAGACTTCCACGTAGAATTAGTTTCAGAAGAAGCTCCATTTACGGAAAGATCATAACCTGTAGCACCTTTGTCTACTGTAGCATTAGACTTGTAGCCAAGGGCTACGCCGCCTTCTTTATTAACTTTTGTATCATACCCGACAGAAGTTGTGTTCGCTACAGAACGGGTATCTACTGAAGAAAGGCCGCCAATAGCAACCGTATTATCTGCAGTCACAGTATGCTTATCGCCCATGACGATGTTATTGGACGCATTGGTTATAGTGTTTTTAAATCCGGATACAAAATTCAATTGAGAAACTTTTCCAGAAGTACCCGTAATTGTATTATTAACACCAATAATAGAAGTCTTTTGAGTGTAATCGGCCTTATTGCCACCACCAATTGCAAGCGTAGCCCCACCACTTTCAGAGCTCGTAATTGCCGTCCTCAATTTTTCAGCAAAATCTTTTGCAGATGAGCCACTATCAGTAGGTACACTCGATAAACTAGTAACTGAATTTGTAATTTCATTTCCAGCGCCATAAATCAGTGAGCCATTCGAATTGAAAGTGCGATTCGCTACCCCACTAACCGTATTAGCTATTCCAGAATAATAGTTTCCGCTCATCCCTTCAATACTGTTCAAGGAACCATTAATTGTAGCACCTAAATTTTTCACTGGATTTGCAAGGCGCCCGCCATTATAATCGCTGGAAATGATGTTATATACACCAGTACTCGTTGTGAACGCTCCATTACTGAAGCTATTGGCACCAATGGTGGTAGCATAAACATTTAGTGCATCTGTCCTGGTAGAAGCGCTGTCTACAGTGGTATCGCCTAAAGCTCCTTTGTAATTATGAGAGCCAATCATCGTGCTGCCGGTGCGAGCAAAGGTATTATCACCAATGGCAACACTGCCCACCACTTTTGTTGGGTCAGCAGGTATTCTTGCTGACGACCACCAGCCACCACTAAAAGTAGTCTGTCCGAAAGCGAAGCTGGCTTCTCCACCGCCAGCCATATTTTCTACCTTTGCATTTTTACCAATAGCAACACTGCCACCCTGGCTGGCATAGTTATTAATATTGGCTCCATTACCAACCACGATATCACCAGTCGCATTGCTTGCCCCATTAGAGTAAGAAATACCAGCTCCTTTACCAATAGCCACGTTTTCTACTTTTGGTGCATTACTACTAGTGCCAATAGCGACACCATTGCCAGCGCCAGTAGTAGTATCCGCAGCCCAAGCCATACCACCGAAACTGCACAAGATGGCCGTGCAAAGAGCTACAATCTCCTTGTTTTTGCTACAAGTAACAATGCTGCGGGTATTCCGCATATTCCGCTTTGCCAGCTCTGAAACGACTACATAGCAGTTCCGTACCTTGCTCCAAACGACCTTATAAATTTTATTCATAGTTTTTTAACCTCCTTTTGTCAAAACTATTTAATATATTTTACACTTTTTTTACATAATGTGACAAGAATTATTTAAGAAAATTGAATCAAAAAAAAATACCCCATCAAGCGTTTTACGCCTGATGGGGTAGATAGTTACATTTTCATGCAGTGCTTAGTTCTTTTCATTAAACATTATTACCCGTTTCCTGCGTTTCAGTGGCGCCCGTTTTCACCAGCAGGTACTTAATCAGCCACAGGCCACCAGATACCAAGGCAGGAAACAGAACAGAATCTCTAATAGCATTCCAGCCGCTTTCATTAGCAGCATCAGCTTTAGTTTTAGCTACAAACTTTTCCCCGACTTTTTCAGCCAAAGGGAAAGCAATAGTCAAACACCAGTCACCAAACTTTTGTTTCATGTCCTCAGTCACATCATCCAGGTTCAATGCATCTTCAATCTGATCTCTAAATTCAGTCCATTTACTCATAGTCTTTTCCTCCTAATTCAAATCCAGATACCACTCATTCATATCAACGTTTGTAGAACCGATGCAGCCACTGTCGCTGTACTGCCACCCGACCAACACGTTATCCGGGTAGTCATCCTTAAACTCACATCGTTTGCTGTACTGTGCTACCCAATAGGGAACATAATCACCCAGTGCCCTTACATCAATAACATCCTCTAATGTAGAAAGACTCGCATAAATACCGCATGGGATTCCTTTAGCGGTAATCGCATTTAAGAAAGCGCTGCATACTGCGGTCGGATCTTCACACTGCAAGCACCCCTTTGCTTCGAAGTCAAACCACACTCCCATAGGAGGAATCTCCCTGCCAAACAGATAAAGGACTTCATTTGCCTCAGCGGCAGCTTCTTCGGGAGTAGATGCATGGGAGAAACAATACACGCCCCATTTCAGGCCATGCTTTTTGGCCGCGGATACATGCCCCCACCAGGTATCTTCCGGTTCTTCGCCTTCAGAAATCTTGATGATCACACCCTTAATACCAGCGTCAACAACTGCATCATAGTCCAGATCTTTCTGCCAGTAGCTTACATCAATTACTTTTGCCATCTTTATCACCTCCTTTCGGTGCGGTGCTCTTAACCGTTCCACCAATATACCCCAGGAGCCCGGTCACGATGCTCATTGCCAGGTTATCCAGGCCATAAAAAATAGCCATTACCAGGCTCACTGAAAGAGCGATAATGACCAAGATATTTTCTAAGTCAATCTTTTCAAACTGAAACAATGGACTCACCTCCTACTGATGGTCCGGAGGCACATGCGGAAGCGCCATAAATCTCTTGTATGTTTCTGTAACAATCCCATTCCCTCCTAAATTATGGTACGCAAGATACATACTATTGAGAGATTCCGCTTTGCTGATAGGAGCATACCCATTTGCAAGGCCTTCTTCCATTCCATGTAACAGCCGGTCCCGTAGTAAGGCTTCCACACCACCTACTAAAGCAGCATGCTGCTGTTCCCTCATTTGATCCTCAATCTTATTCTTTGCACTCTGCTTTTTATATTCGTACAGCAAGATTCCAGATAACAGAGGGGAAAGCCCTGCTAAAATAAATTGGAAATCCATTTTACACCTCCTTTAGGCTGTCCGTTTCCAGTAGGTCACGACAACATAGGGCTGCCGGTTTTCATGATAACCATTTCCGCCAGCGCTGCTAGTAGTCATAGTATGCGTATGGTCCCCATTCCAATTTGTGGTAAAAGTATGAGTATGGTCCCCGCTCCAACTAGTCGTGCTGTTTCCGTAAGAATACTGGCTGCCTGAATGTCTTGACCAGCCATCCCCAGAAAGTCCAATTTTCGTCCCATACGCTGTATGGTTATGCCCACCGGCAGAGCCCGTAACACCAGTGTGATTATGTGCCCCTGCTGAACTTGTAGTACCAGTATGCGTATGCCCAGGGCTTTCTGCTAAAGTGATTTTATGCTTTGCTTCACCACCAATATCACCGTTAGTGTAAGTGTAATTAGTTCCATTTTCAGAATATGTCCCTGCACCTACAAGAGTACGGCCTTGTGCGAATTGGACCCAGGTCATCCCTGACCATTTAGTATTGGGATCCGGGCCATCAGCAAAAGCCAGTACAGAGCCTACCGGATGTGCAATTTTTGCAATATCAGATTCTGTAAACGGGGTCTTCCATGTCCCATCACCAGCCAGCAGCTTATTCTGATCACCAGCAGCAGGAGCGGGTACATATCCTCTTACCCCAGGCTTAGAGCTACTTGCTCCAATAAAATCTACTGCAGTATCCTTGTATGCTTTATAGGCCGCATCCAGTGCATCCGCGTTGGCGTTAAGTACTTCAATATCAGCCACATTGGAATATCCAGGTTTATAAAGTTTTAAGTTGTCCGTCTGAGCAATTCCAGTAAAATCAGCCATGAGATAAATCCTCCTTGTTTCTTACTCCGTTCCACGTCATTTCATTGACTTGCTGCCATGTAAAGCCATCTTTATACCTTTGCCATGTATAGTACAAAAAAGTATAGTAGATTGCCAAATGAGCCGGTTTGACAGTCCCCAATGCATTCTCCAGACCATCTAAATCATCAGGTACTCCTACTGGGGAATTGAAAGTAACATGGATTTTCCCTTTTTCAAAAGAGAGTGTTACGAGGCCATTTTCCCAGCTATCAGCAACAGACTGCAGCAGCGCCAAAGTTGCTTTTCCAGAGCCTACCCATTTTGCCCGCAATGCACTTCTTCGGTTGAGAATCGTGCTGCCTTTCGGATAAACAATATCTGCTTCTGCCTCAAACCGTCTCAGTTTGTTTTCTGTAGCTGTGTCAAAGTAATTGTTCCCGAAGATTTCGTCAAGGTACTCTGAGAGCTTATCCATATTAATGCCAGCTGCATTAAAGAGCTCATTTATCCAGGGATCACGCCTATACAGCTTGTGCAATGCAGAAATGATATATTCTTTATTCTTCACTGAGAGTCACCTCTCCAAGAACTCCAACATACTTATCTGGTACTGTGATTTTGGTTGTGGCTCCATTGATAGTCAGTGCATCATAATCCTCAACCCCATCGGTATTCAAAATAATATCGCCAATCTTGCCAACGGAAATGGTTTTGGATTTAAAAGCAATAGATTTCAGATATGCCTTCAAGCCACTTTCAACCAGGCCTTTCACCACTTCAAGGGTTGTATTAGCTCTGATAGTCAAAATCGCAGACACGGCAATGCTTAAAGCAGTAGCTGCTGTCACTGTACAATATGCGCCAACCGGAGCCTGCCCCGTCCCTTTACCAGAACTATCCGGGTCAATATAGGTTTGAACTTCTTTCACTAAATCAGCGCTTGGAACAAGGCCATCAGAATCAATGATGACAACTTGCACCGTATTGTCTCCATTCCACAAAGGAAAGACCTGGGCTCCTCCTACACCGGAAACTTCAAGCGCCCACTGCCGATAATGATATACATTCCCGGAAGTTGCTGGTTCTCTCAAAGCTGTATAATACCGCTCTCTTAGAGAATCATCATCCTCTGCGTCATATCCGTCTTTAGATCCTTCTGCATTATAGACAGCACTGATACCAGCAATAGTAACTGGCATTTCCGTAATTGTGTTACCCGCAACATTGCCATTAGCACCCGGAGCAACTGCTGTTACATTGAAAGAATCTCCTTCTGCAACTTCAACAGTTGAATCAGCTGCAAACCTTACTCCACCAGAAGTAGAGAACAAAGCTCCCTTTGTGATAGTTCCGCTGCCAGTTTTCACCGTAAGTACAGCAGTCGCATAAGTCGCTTTCTTCCTGGATACGCCTTTTCTCTGAGAGATAAATCTTTCCAAGTCTGTTCCTGTAAGATTATCTACATCTTGTTTCCTATCAACTTCTTCCGCATATTCCTGGATCTTCAATAAACCGAAAGCCAAGGCCCTCAGAATATCATAAGTAGGAAACCCTTCAGTTTTTTGGTAGTCATCAGAGATCTGTTTAAGCAGCTCCTGATGCATGGAATCAACATCACTCACTAATCTTTACCTCCTCTCCTGTATTGGTAACTACAGTAAAGCTAAAGCCCTTGGCGCCATCAAAAGACCAGTTCTTCACTTCACTCACACAGGGGCACTTGTTCAGGATCCCTGAATTCACCCGCCTGATGATTTCGCTAACTTGGTAAGAACGAGGAAGCCTATATCCAACCAAATCGGAAAAATCCACTCCAAAATCGCTAGAGTAGATTAGGTATTTGTTTACTGCTGTTCTCAAATACAATTCAATCCACTGTTTGATACTCTCAATTTTGGTCGGGATCTTATTTTTCCCATCCGCCAGGACAAAACGATCCGTTTTATAGTCAAAAGCCAGCGATTTGCCAAGTTTGGTCAAATCAAGCATTGGCTTTGCCGCCCCATCTTCAGCAGTAGTTGAAAAATCCACATCTGCCGGGAACATTAGCTCACCCCCTTTAATATATCTACAATGAAGAAATGCTGCCCGGATTCGTCCGGGACAACCATTACGAAGTCCCCAACTTTCCAAACAGCATTTAAGTGAATATTGCCAGATCCAGAGCAGTCATAGTTCCCGTTGGCGATTTTTCCTTCATTGCACGGGAATTGGCCTGAGCCTTTAGAAGTAAAATCATTATAGCTGCTTTTGCGCTCCAGAAGTTGGTTACATACATAAATCTGGTTTGCCCGCAGCATATGCTGGCCACTCTGGATGCTAATGCATACAGGGCTTAGCGATTCAACTTTTCCAATACAAGGCCCAATAGGCTTGGGGTTGTCTCTTTCTTTGAAATTCTTAGCAAAGCCGACGGCCCAGCTTTCCATGTTACACCTCCAATTCTAAGCGCATTGTGTGTTTCAATCCTGAATAGTTATGGGTAGAAGCTTTAACAAGGAACACTCCTTCTAAATTAATTTCAGGATAATTGAACTTGAGAAGCCGCCCCGCCCTAACCGTATCATCTCCCAATTCCGTAACAGAGAAGCTTTTCTTTATTTTTCCCTTATCGCTCAAAATCCCATCTGCAATGCTCTGTGCCTGGGATACCTTCTTATCATCCACCTTTTCTACCTTTTGGACCGTGCCGTAAATCTGTTGGCTGTCCGTATCCTCAGCAGTCGCTTGGATCTGAGTATTCTTTTCCTTGCTGGAGATCACCACCACTTTATTGGTCATATCCTCCATGCTATAGGAACTGGAAAACTCACTAATGATATTTTTCACCAAGGTATCTGTTGGTTGAATATAAAGATCGCTGTATTTTAGGATCCAAAGCTTTCCTTCTCGCATCTCCATATAATAATGGACTTTTTGATCCGCTTCAGCCATTTTCAGTAAATCTTTAATCACATCAGAAATTTTGGATCCATTATAGATTTTGTTCACGATCGTTGGAATATCACAAATTGATCCAATTGCAATGCCATTTTCACTGCAAAGCTGTTCAATAGCCTGTGTCGTGGTAACGTTGTTAAACTGAATAATGATTTCGGATTTGTTCAAGTAATAAGCATAGTCGTTAGCAGTATAGGCAAAGTTTGCCAAACTGTTCCGGTCATATTTGGTAATAATTCCTTGAAACAGGTTGATCTTATCATGCGTAAAAGAAATCTTTGTCCCTACCGGAACCCATAGATCTTTGAAGTTAGCATCCAATGGGTTTGCAGTAAGGTCAAATTTGAGCTCAGCGCTCAGTTGGTCAATATGATCACTCAGTGAATAATTGCCTGTGTTGGCAGTAAGATCTTTTGTTGTCCCATCAGACAGATACGCCGTTAACGTAATCATGAAGTAAGGCTTCCTTCCGTTGTAATCTTCCGGTACTCCTTTAGCCCAATAGAGTAATGAAAATCATGGACATTGTCCGCATAATAAGTGAATTTATCAATTGAAGCCAGCATATTCAAATATTCCGATCCGTTGGCATAGGTAATAGCCACTCTGATCGGTTTATATGAAAGCTGTGCTTTTCTGATAAAATTAATAGCCGTTGTTGCATCAACAGTAGAATTTAAACACCAGCTGTACTTACCTGCCGTGTTTGGTAATAACCCATCCCATGAAATCTGTCTCAGCCCCATTGTCCCGATAATATTGAGATCCCCTAAAACACTGGAAAATGTTTCATTGTTCTGAGGGTTCTCAATAGCAGGCAATGATCCTGGAACAACAGGAAGGGAAATAGAATCATAGTCATTGCTTAGGACAATACTTGCTCTGTTATCTGGAATAAACAAAGGAAGAACCAAAACAATTGCTTTTAATAGGCTGACGCTCATTCCTATCCCTCCTTACATGTTTTCTATAGCAGTTTGAACCTGGCTAAAGATCATATTCCCGATTTCATTGCAGAACTCTTGATTGCCAAGGACATTTCCCTGAATCGTAAGATTGACTGTAACGGGGGAATGTCTTCCTGCGGCTTTTACAGATACATCATGAGGAATGATCTGCGTGCCATTAGGAAGCTTCATGACTTCACCGCCATGCTCGTTTACCCTGGTGAAACCTCCACTGAAATAAGAAGTCCCTAATGCATGCCCTGCCAAGCCATCATCTACAACAGATGGGAAATGGATAGAACTAAAAGCATTGCGGATTGAATCTACTTTGTCAACAATCCAGTCCAGGGCTCTATGAGCTGCGCCACTCACGGTATCCCAAATCCCCGTAGCAAAGTCACTCAGTTTTTGCATAGCATCGTTCCAGCCATTGACGAACGTATCATGAAGCCACTGGATAAAGTTATTGAATGCATTAATTCCCGAATCGACAAAATTTACTACTGCATCATACATTTTAGAACATGCCGATTTAACTGATTCCCAAACTTCTCCTACAATCTTCTTAATCTGATCCCAATGTTGGTAGAGTGCCACTAGAATCACAATAACGATTGCAATAGCAGCGGCGACTAAGAACAACGGGTTCATTTTAAGTACTAGATTGAAAAGCAATGTAGCATGCCGGCAGAGCCCAATAGCAGTAGTTAAGGCTTTAAGCCCACTAGCTACTGCAGTCATAATGTTAAAGGCCGTAAACCCAGCAACTACGCCCACGATTACTGGGGACAGCAGTTTAAGGGCTTTCCACAGGGACTTAGCAGTTTCCACAACCTTGTGAAGCCCTTGTCTGCCCATTTCCAAATACTTAGGAAGATTTTGCGCAAACTCTTTAGCAAACTCTTGAATATCTGGAAGCACAGCTTGGAAAGCTTGTCCAATATCATCCAAAATAGGCATTAATCCTGCCTGTAAGACAGGGATGATACTGCCGAAAGCTTGCCACAGTGCAGATTTGATAGGAATGATTTTCTTACCGATCTCTTCCAGCATATCCCCATAAGCATTCATAGCCTGGGTCTGTTTACCAGTAGCAGTTGCAGCCATGGCCTTGTTGACGCCGCCCACATTGTTTTTCAGAACCTGGGCAATCATAGCGGCTCTTTCATTAGCATCCCCGTTCTTGATTGCTTCCTTTTCTGCATCACTCATCGTGATCCCAACGCGGGCCAGAGCCCCAGCATTTCCGGTATAGGCTTTGCCGATCATATTTGCAATATTTACGGCATCTTCCTGCGTCGCATTGTAGCCCTTAGTTTTGGCCAAAAGGTCCAGCATGCTCCCAGAAACTTCTTTGATCTGGTCATCGTTCATCTGGAATGTTGCCAGCTGCGCCATACCGGCCAGGGTTACTTCATCCCCGATAATACCAGTATTCTGGAGTTCAGAAGCATAGGACTTCAAAGAATCGGTAGCATCCTTTACTGCATTCCCTCCGCGGTCCTGGATGCTGGTCACATTTTTCAATACTGCTTCCAGCTGGGTTTCAGCAAGCTCCTGCTTATCAGCCAGCTCCATGGTTTTGTCAGCAAATTCTTTAATGCCAACAAGAGAGAGTGCGGTAGTAATTCCAGTAAGGCCCAAAGCAAATTGAGCTGCAGATTTGACACCGGAAAGGAAGGCTTTATTGGCACTGTTCCCAACACTTTTCAAGGCATTCTGTGCCTTCTTCATCTTTTTTTCGACTTCTGTCGTTTCTTTCCCTATGCCTTTCATAGGAGTAGTAACATAGTCCTGTAAACTCATAAGGACGTTAATGCTGGCCATGCGCTTCTTCCACCTCCTCCTGTGTCAAATCCATGCTCGCAATCATAAACATTATTTCTATCCAGCTCAGATTCTCCAGCTCTTTCAAGCTGTAACCTTTTTCAAGGTAATAATGCATCATATAGAGCTGTGCATCTGAGCGAATCAGTTTTTTACAGACTGCACAATCTCGTCCAGACCATACAAGCCAAGGATTTTCATGCCCAGTGCTTGAATTTCATAAATGTTGTCATCCAGTACTGCACTTACAACATCGTAAGGCTCATGACAGTCATAGGCTTCCTGCAGCTTCTTGTCATGGAGCAACGGACAGCAAGTATAAATCAGTTCTTTATACACATCAACTGCTCCCTCAATGGTATCAGCCTGCTTGGCCATGTCCATAATTTTAGAAACAGCATTCAAAGGCTGTTTCACAATCGTAAGAGACAACCCCAATTTTTTTACGTCTACATTCACCGTCCGCATCCGGTCCTTTTTAGCCTGTTCAGCTCTTGTCAACAGATCTTCCAACGTTGCTTTTCTCATTTATTTTTCCTCCCGTTCATACAATCATATCCAGATACTGATACCCGCCGGCCTTAAAGGGTACTTCCTGTTCCCCAACTTTGCCGTTCTCGAATTTAATCAGCTGCAGGCTGTCAAAGGTCACATCATAGATTTCAATTCTGGTGCTGCCGTTGGAATCAGGATCTGCCTGAGAAGACACCAGTTTAATATTAGGCATCGTCCCGCTCTTAATGCCATCATTGACCAATGCAGCAACAGAGTCATCAATCTGATGCAACGTCATGGTTCCTGCCAGAGAATACCCGACATAACGGTTCTGCTCACACAGTTCACCATTGATTTCTACCGCTTCGTATTTCAACGTTGCCTTCAGTTCGAAACTTTTGACATTGGCCATTTTGCTGCCATTAACCCACAGCCGGCCAAAACTGCCACGAATAATCTTATTTACAATCTTTGCCATTTATTCCACCCCCTATTCCAAGGTAATAGCGAATTTAAGATCTTCAACTGCATCCAGGACCTTAATATCTCCCGCTAAGAAGACATAAGATTTAAAAGTCATCTTTTTGACAGTATCTTCATCCCAGTCAGCAGCTGCCGTCTTCCCAATCCCTAACCATGCATTTCTCTGCGATTCAACATCAATCTGAGCCAAGTTGTTGAATTCGGGATCCAGAACTTCTTCAGTCCCCAGGTTGCGGAAATAGGTATTAATGGCAGAGATAAACAGATACTGGTTATCCAGGTAGTTCTTATACTTGCCTACGTAATTTGCCTTGAATACCTTGTAGATATCTTCAATAATCAAGTTCAAAGCTTCCATGATAATGATTTTCCGCATATCTTCAGTATCCGTACTAGTGAACGTAGTCAAAGTATTAACACCACGGCCTACCAACACGCCATCTTCGTCGTTCAACAGCAGCAGCCATCCCTTGTTAACCCAGGAATCAGCATCATTTTCAATGGTGATATAGCTATCATCCACTTTATCCAAGTCTTCCAGTTCATAATAGGTGATAGATCTGTTCAGCGGAAGATTAGCCAGAATAGAAGTCATCCGAGGCAAATAGTTAACCATCGGAGTGTTTGCCCCTGCGCCAACTTCATGTACCCAGTCACCTTTAAGGTTGATTACGTATTTACTATCAGCAGTAGTAACATTCGCCACAACGGCAACATGCTTTTTCCCTTTAGACTGATTGTTTTTGCTGATAATATAGGAAACTAATGCAGCCTGAGCCTCACTGTTAACAACGCAAACGTAGTTATAGCTCAGCTTTTCCAGAATAGCCTGGACAGTAGCAAACTCTGCAGCAGTCGGAACGTGAACTACGATTACTTTATTTACGGATACAAGCCAGCATTTCTGGATAGCATTATAATTTGCCTCGGTAAAACTAGTCTTAGGGACATCCGCAGCATATTTATAGGTTGCATATCCAGGATCTGTTACAGTATCATCATATACGACAATGCAGGCAATTCCTCTTTCAGATCGGGTAATTGCCGTAACTGCCTTTTGGATAAAATCAATTTCAAACGTCGGCAGTCCAATACTCATAAGTTATTCCTCCTCGTGTAAATTTACATCAAGATCTTCCATCATCGGAATATCATCATCTTCATTGCGCTGTTGGATCAACACACTCGTCATTCCACAGGTAAGCGCTTTATCTGCTTTCTCAATATTCACATTAACTTCATCAAAAGTCACATGCGCCAATACATTGCCGCTGTCATCCTTGATTTCAAGAGGCAAATTCAGAATTTCAAGCAGCTTGTCCTTAATTTTGAGCAAGTCAAGGAACCCCCGGTAATTATCTGTAGCAAAGAAATAAAGTACCAATTGGCTCGTTTCTCTTACATACTCAGGAGTTACATTGTCGCCAGTGACAGTTTCAACATCGATAAAAGAACTAGGACGTGGAAAATTCTCTTCCACGTCCCTGTCGTTTACCGGATAATCCGGAAAATTTTCTTCGATTGTTTCAGTCAAGACTTTGATAATATTAATAACTGAAAGCATTAGTAAAACCCTTTCTTTAGCAGATCATCCACGAACTCTTCCGCCATTTTTTGAAAATCAGGTGCAAAGCGGTTGGCAGCAATACCCATAGGATGCCGGCCAGCAACTTTTTCCTTGATAGTTTTCCCCCTTTTTTCTGCTCGTTCAATATTTATCTTTTTAGCCATAGTTTCATGACCATGTTCGAGCAACCATGCATGGGGTGCAGAATTTTTCACCCGGCACTGATATTGATTTTCCTGCCATTTATAAGCCCTGCCACGTATCAGGCCCCGCCGCAGATTCCCTGTTTTCTTTCCAGTCCTCGCCTTATACTCGGCCATAGCCTGACGCCTAAAGATAGCCGCTGTCTTTCTGACGAAACTGAAAGACTCTTTAGGGAAATCCTCTATTACTTCTTTTAGGACTCTGTTATTAAACCCTGTTAGTTCATGAATGTCAAAAATAACCGTCATATTCTCACCTCGCAAAAGATTTCCAGTCTTTCATGATTCAAATATGGATCCATAATATAAAGGATATCGTAACGCACTCCTTCAGCCATGATCCACATATCTGGAGTCAAATCATCCCGGTATCTCATGATTACCTTATGGGTAGTTCTGGAAAGATCTGTATCAGCGGTTCGCCCAGTCAGCAGGGATCCCGTTTGAGGAATAATCCCTGCATAAACTGTATCAAGCAACTGATCTTCAACCGGTTTTTGGCCCAACTCGTTTCTCGTTGTGCTTGCTACCGTATGCCAGATTTCTACTTTCTTATTAAGCTGCGTGGCCAATCGGTTATTAATTCTTCTCATAACCATAAGGAATTACCTCTTATAAGAAATTCTGGCAATAAGATCCAAGAATTTGAGCAACGGTTGGATTAATCTGTAATCCGGTAACAGTAGCCTGGCGAACTTCATACATATCGGAACAAAGGGCAAGAATAGCAAGTGGCATATCCGGTTTATCATCCAGATCCGTTTCAGAAAGTCCAGTATAATTCACTGAAAACTGAATGGCTCCAGCAAGAATCGCTTTAAGCAGAATATCATCTGCCGTCCCTGCCACTCTTAAATACTGTTTTAATACGTCAAGAGTGATTTCGCTAACCTTCATATCATCCGTCCTTTACATTTTCCGCAAGTTTAGGTGAAGCTTTTCCCTTCACCTCCTTTATGAACCCGGCTTCGGTCAGATCCTTGATCGCCCCTGGTTCTTCGAGTTCAATTTTTTCACCACATGTTGCGGAAATTACTCCACCAAAGCTTTTTAAAACTTTAAAGGTGCTCATGATTATGCAGCCTTCATCTTCACAGCGACCAGTTTTTGAGTTTCAACAATCTTGGAGTCTGCTTCAAACCAGGCCACAAAACCGGTAGCATGTTCATCAGCATATTTTTCCTGCAGCACCTGGGTTTCAATGCCAGGACGCAGGTTTACATAGAGGCCGCTGAAATCGCCATAAGCAATTACCGCTTTGCCAGCTGCAATACCGTCTACCGTGTCAGATTCATATACAGGAGCCCCCAGCAGGACATATCCAAATCCTCTAGTCAAATCAGGCTGCAGCATATAGCGGCCTTCCCCGTCTTTCAGCTGCCGAATGGCCAGCATAGTAGAAGTATTCATGATCCAGGCAGTATTTTTCCGCAGAGCCTGGGGCAGTTTTACCTGGACTGCAATCAGGTCATCCGCAGAAATCGCAGTGGCTGCCTGAGTCGTATAAACATTGGTGTTTGCCGCACTCAGTACGCCGGTCATAGCATTATTGCCGGTGCCGACCAGCAGTTCATGTTCCAGGAATTCAGCAATTCGCAGTGCCATTTCATTAATCACATAGGCAGCTACGTCGAATTCAGTGTTGTTGATCAAAGAGCGGGAAATCTTGATCAGAGAACCAGCCAGAAAACCGCCCAGAGTAATCCCTTTGAACTTACCAGCAGACGCATCCAGTGCCTTAAATTCAGTAGCATAAGCAACCGTAATTTTCTGGGTAGATTCATCGTAAATCGGGAAAGTCAGATTGCCTTTGACATTATATTTCGTGGCCATGGAAAAGATCGGAGATACATTTTTAACCGTATCAATGATCTTGTTAGCAATGCTGGTAGGGATCAGAGTACCGTTATCACCAGTAGTAAAGTTGACATCGGCCCGTTCTTCCACATAATGGGTACTATTAGTACGGATAAAGTTAGAAAAGGCTCTCATTTCCAGGGCTTCCTGGTCAACTTCTTTCTTTTCCTGTTTCGGAGCCCCATTTTCAAGAGCTCTTGCTTCATTGTACCGGTTGATCATGGCATCAATATCAGCAATTTCCTTCTTCATTTCATCAAATTTTTTCGTTTCATCTTCATTGAAGGACCGCTTTTCAGTATCAGCCGTGTCAAACAGCTTAGACATATCAGCAACAATCGCATTCCTTTTTTCAATCAAAGCTTTAATATTCATCGTTTTCCTCCTAAATTTACAAATTCGAACTCACGTTTAAGTTGATTCATATCAACTTTTTCACTTTGGGGTTCAGTTTTCTCTTGGTTTTCTGCTCTTTTCTCAATGTCTAATTCAATTTCTTCCTGGACATTACGGAATTCCAGCAAATCTTCTTTCCCATCTCTGGTTTCAATAGAAGTAGCCGGATAAGCAGGGGTTACATCCAAAATACTGACTTCAACCAAGTCAATATCTTCCAAGTTACGCTTTCTGATACCATTTTCCTGGGGCACCCAGCTGTCTTTCAGGCTCCTAAAGCCAAAGCTCCACCCGGAAAGTTTGTCTTCCCTGGCTTTTTGGACGACTTTAGGATCACTTACTACAGCCTTCGCATAGAGGCCAATATTGTCTTCTCTAAGCTCCAGGGCCCCATCTTTAGTACTTCCAAGAGGCAATCTGTGATCAAATCGCAGTTCAACCGGGTGTCTTTCTAAAGATTTCTTGAAAACCCCTGCTTTTACAGTCTCAATGAAGGGACCGGAAATATCCCTCATCGTTCTACTTTCTCTTTCAACCACATTCACATATCCGGAAATAAGGGCTGTGTCATTCGCTCGGATCTCGATTTTCATTGTTTTCATCTCCTCCTTTCCCTCCAGAATGGCCATCACCAGTCAAGCTGGCAGTAGCATTGGTATTTGGGGTATAGGTTTTATGAGTTTTAGGATAGTATAGAACATCGGCCAATCCTAATTTCACAAAATCTAATCCTAAAGGCGGAAGGTTCTCCATCTTACGAACTTCATCCACCTGCAACCAACCATTTTTAAGAGCTAATTCATAGCCTTGATACCGCTCAAGTAGAGTAGATCTGAGCACATTGGAAGTATCAAATTTAAAGAAATAGCTTCCTTTTTCTATTTCAAGAAGCAGAGCCTTGTTAAAAGCGCTTTCCAATGTCCTTAGTATTGGCAAAACCCCTGTTTTAATGGCATTGTTGTAAGTTTCATTGGTTGGGTTGCTAAACAGCTCGCTGCTCAGGCCCATCATGCCATATACAAGATCAGCATTGGTTTTCTTGTTTTCATTTAGCTGATTCTCGGTTGCAGTACTATTAATGGGTTCAAAGGAAATCCCTTCATTCAGGATAACCATGTCATTACTGGATCCATTAGAAGTAAGTTTTTTCCATGCAGCCTTCACTGCTTCTAGTGCATCCTTTGCCAGCTTGGCTTTAGAAGATAAAAATCCTCTTTTAGTTCCCGTGCTAATGCTGTTGTTTTCATATTCCAAAGCATTGTACATTGCTTGGAAAACAATAGGGTTTCTCTTTAGGATTCCTCTCCCAGTCACGCCGTCAACACTGTCAAGAGTAACCCTCATGACCTTATAGGGATCTATTGCCCTGGCGTCAATGGTAATCCAGGCATCCTTCTTTACATGATCAACTCCAACAACGATATTCACATATTGGGGATCTACATAATAAAGGGCCTGGACCGTGTTGCCGGCTCGGTCCACTACAGCATATCCATTTCCAAAAAGGATCACATCAGTGACTAACGCCTTTAAAAACTGAGTAGCATCCATTTGATTTTCAGGTTCATCATTGAGGATCTTCAGTCTTTCGTCCGTTGCCACCTCTTCAACAGTATCCTTATCAACCCGGTGGTAGAGCCGGATAGGAATGGTAGTAATCGTAGAGGCAATAAAGTTAATGCCAGCTGCTACTGCCGGTATATTTAGGGCTTTTCGTTTAGTTATGTATCCCGGAGTAGTGTTTCCGGATCGAAGCAGCAGATCCAGGGTTTCTACGCTCTGGTCTCTTTTTTCAATTTTCTTTTTCAACCACCTAAACACTTTATCACCTCCTTAATATTGAGCTACCCAGTCCAATGTGCCTTGCAGCAACACATTCTGCTGAAGTAAGTACATCGCATTAATAAGAGCAACGACTTCATCCACTTTACCGTTAGATTTTTTCTTGTTTACGTATCTGTTGAGGTTGGTGTCATAGGTACAGCGTGCATTGTCGAAGTTCAGCTCGACAAGTTTGTCAGGTTCATACAACACCTTCCCATCTTCTACCAACTCGCTTAACCATTTGGTAGGCGGATGCAGAACACTGGAGTGCTGCTTAATTTCAACAGTCACAATGCCTTCGCTCTCCCATTTCTGGGCAGAAGAAATTGCATTGTACCGGTCATAACCCAAACTGTTGATTTTAACCCCCATTTTTTCTTCCAGGGTAAGGACATAATCTTCAATCACCGAATAATCAATAGTACGATCACCACAAGCGATACACCAGCCAGCTTTGCAATAGTCGTAATAGTTGATTTTCTCCAGGCGGTTCTTTTCTTCGATTCGTCCTTCAGGGATAAAGGCCATGGTTTTAAAAAGTACTTTTCCCAGGTCTTCATCGTAGGAACACATTGCCACAGAGCAGTTATCATTGCTCATAGACAGATCAACACCCAGGAACACCTCTCTGCCGGTCCAGTCAATCGGCTCAGATGCCCGGCAAGCCTGTAGATCTGCAACGGAAATATAGGATTCTGTCCCCATTCCCTGATAAATAATATTGCAGTGTTTGGTAATGAAGTTTTCCCTCTTGCTTTGTACTTCAATAGCCTGCTGTCTCTTTTTCTTCAAGTCATCCATGATTTCAGGGACTTCAAGAGCCAAAGGGTTGGATTGCTCCAGAATTCCATCGTCTGAAGCCCAATCTTTCTTGTTGTCAGGCTCATACAAGAGGGAGAACTCCGAATCATCTTCTACCGTGCCGTCTAGGACTCTTTTGGCATAATCGCATTCATCTTCAAAAGGGTTCTGTATCGTTGGGTACTTCGTAGAAATGATGAACCCAAGCTTGTTTAGAATGGTCAGCTGCCCAGAAGCCATAGCCTCAATTGCATAGGGGTTCGGCAGTGCTCCGGCTTCATCCACCAGAAACACATTGGGTAATTTTCCATCCAGCCGGCTAGTAGAATAATTGAGTGGGAAATAGTCGTTCTCTGTCAGGTTGCAGGTAATCTGGTCCCGCAACATCTTGAACTTGTCTTTCCCGTTGTATTTCCCGGCCAGGGCTGGGGAAGAGATGATGATGTCGTGGATTGCACTTTTGACTTCTCGGCTCAAAGATCCATCCGGAGCCACAGAATAAAACTTGCTCAGTTTGGGTTCCAGAAAGAACAGCAGCAAGAAAATCACGCCGATCAGAAAGGTCTTCCCGTTTTTCCTGCAAATCTCGAATACTGCTCTTTCGTATCTCCTTTTTTCTGGCTTGTCTCTATAGACGGTGCACAAGACCGCTACGATCAGCAGCCACTGGAAGCCGGCCAGGCTGTCCTTGACAGTTCGTCCTGCTTGAAGCCCTTTGGGCATCACCATTAAGCTCAGAAGCTTCTCGATGGTTTCCAGCCGTTCTTTATTCAGGCAATATTTCTTTAATTTATCGTCCGCGATCATCAAAAATTCTTTGCATTGCAGCTTGACGTACTTCGGAGCATTAATATTGCCCTTCACTACGTCTTGCGCATATTGATATGCAGGATTTTTCATCACGTCTTGCCTCCCAGGATCTTAAGCAGAGGATCCTTTTCCTGTTTATGGGCAGACACGGCCAAGGTTCCCATCTTTGCCCTGGCTGCAGGAGATAAGCACAGTTCATGGCAGATTTTCAGGTATTGCTCAAAATAGTTTTTCCTGGCAGCGCAAATATCCCGATCCGTCAATTTGGTGGGATCGTTTCGTATCTCCACGTTGATGGTATGCAGACCAGCAATGATGAAGCAGGCTTCTTTCATAGTCTCAATATCCAGCTGGCCAAGGAACCTGTTCTCTTGCAGATTCCTGTAAAGCCACCGATAAATTCTCTTTTCCGCTGTGCTCATGTCCTTAGGCGGTGTAGCTGGCAGCTCCAGCCCCTTCCCTGCATCTTCAATGCTAGTTCGTATTGCTTTTTCTTCTTTTGTCATAGCGTGTCTTGTCGCTTTTACCGAGCACGCAGGTCTTCCTGGCATTGCTGGAACCTCCTTTTTTGAAAATAATTCGTTTTTTGAGGGGAGCAGTCCGGTCTGGATACCCCCACCCCCTATTTTCCCTCAAATCCCCGGGGGTGTCTTTGCTAACCGGTATAGATAGCTTATATACTTCTTTTTCCCTTCTACCAGCTGATGGTGCATTGGACAAAGTGTTATCAGATTGTCGTCTTCCAGTATCAAGTCCTCGTTCTTCCTTATAGGTATGATGTGATGTACTTGTAAATCCTTCCCATTGATATGCCCTTCGTCTAAACACATCCTGCATAAGTGTCTGTCTCTCTCTAAGATCTGCTCTCTCTTATGCTGCCATCTTGCCGTTGATCTAAACTTCTGCACCCTGTTCTTGCTTTTAGTCCTGCCCCTATAGTTTTTAGTAACGGGTATAGGGCACTGCCCATAGGGGTGTATTCGCCCACACCTTGCACAACTTATTAGATGCATCTTTCTCCCTCCAAATAAATAAGCACCTACCCTTATTCAAGGATAGATGCTGCTCTTTCTTTTTGTTTAGTTTTTATATATACTGTCACCCAAAGCTTCAAAGAGATTCCTCTAAGAAGTAATCTTATTTGGATCAAACTTTGCGTCAAAGAAGCCCTTTGGATATGTATACTCAATCACTCTAATATCATGTGTGAAATCTAGGAATACACATTTATGCTGGAACCATGACGCATATCGTTCATCATCTAGCCACTCTGCATAAACAGGGTGGCTGTTTACTTTCATTTCTTCCACCTCATCTGTCCCAAACGACGCTCCTAAAAAATCCCCTGCGGCTACCCGTTCATCGTCTTTAATTACTTCAATTAAATGATGTTCACCATCCATCATATTGGTGTTCAGTAAACTGTCTTCTTGAAAGTATTCGTAACCGGTAAATCTTATAGAGAGCCATCGGCACATTTTAATAAACTGGCGTTTTAAAAATAGCTGCCAAATGATTCCTACTAAAACACCAACAATAGGAACACTCAATATGAGTATTCCTAATTGCGTCATTACGGAAACCTGTATGTATCCCATAAGAAGAAAAAGACTTCCTATAAGCGCCAACGTAAAAAAGCTATATACAAAATAATTGATTCCCTTCTCCAAGGCAGATGATCTTTTCTTTATGTTGCCCACCATTCTAGCTGTTTCTTTTGCGACAAAGCCAGGTGTGAGCATAAGAATTACCAAAATATAATGCTCCAAGACTTCTTTACTCCTTCAGTTCCTCTAGGATCCGTTTCTCAAACTTCCTTTTGCAGTTATAAGAACAAAAGGTATATCTGTGACCTTTATAATAAATTTGCCACGCCCACGGTCCACCGCATGATAAATAAAAACGTTTGCCACATTCCCTACAAATTTTAAATTTGCTACGGTCTTCATATCTCCCCATAATTTTTAGTCCCTTCACATAACAAACCAAAAAAATATATTTTATGTATTGTATCACATTTCGCCTATTATGGACTTCTTTAATTATAAAAAGACGCTCTGTTCATCCAGAGCGCCTTCACAAAAGGAGACTGTCGTGGTTTGCTCTCCACTTACCACGATATTATTATACTACAATTCTATTTAAAAAAACGGGTGAATTCCGGGTTAAAAACGGGTGAAAAAAGTGTGAAAACCGGGTATCACTTTTCTTTCCCCGAAAATAGATTGATTTGAGATGGCCCCACGCTAGGTCCAAAGATCATGCAGGTCATTTGGGAGATCGCTCTATGGTATCTCTTACGGCATATGCTCTCATCACAATGCACATCTGCGGCAATCGCATCCCATTTCTTTTGGTAAATGCCCCGCTGCCTTACAATCTTTTCATCAGTTCCGCTTAAAGCAGCCAAGGAGCGATTGATGTTATCGATCCTGGTAGAAAGCTTCTTATGTTTGACTTTCATTAAATTCAGCTGGCGTTGCTTTGCTTCCTTCCGGTCTAAAGCAGCTTCCTCCGGGCTTGGCTTATTCCATCCGCCTCCACCAGGTTCAAAGCTATAGTGAGTAGTCTTGGGAGCGGCTTCCAATGCAATCTCGGCCTGTAGATCCTGCATAACTGCTTCCTGGTTCTGAACATAGATGGACCAGTTGATATAATTGCTCAACCATCCCAATAAAACTTTTTCACAAGAATCGTAGTGCATTGGCATTCACCTCCCTTTCATGCGCTAGTTTAGTCGTCTCCCACATGGATGCGTGGATCGAAATACTATGTCATTATTCATGTGGTTTCTTACTGGCCTTCTCAATTTTCCGCAACATCATTCAGCCCTGTGCTGCCAAATCCGTCGGCTCCCCGTTCGGTTTCGCTGAGCTTTTCTGCCTGAACCAGTTCCACGTCCGGATCCTTCACAATGAGCATCTGGGCGATCCGATCGCCGTCACCTATCCCCTCCACGCCAGTTCTTCCTTCCATGGCATTGCGCACATTGTCTAGGATGATGTTGACCTCTCCCCTATAGTCAGAGTCGATTAGTCCGGTACCGTTGGAAACCCGCAGGCCCGTTTTGATTCCCATAGAGCTACGAAGTAGTATTTCGGCGTGATATCCTTCTGGCAGCTCAATGGCAAACCCCAGAGGAACCTTTATCCCTTTTTCCCCTGGGAATATCCAGCGACAGTAATCAACCCTGGCATAGCAATCATAGGCTGCAGCCCCCGCCGTTTTCTTTTCCGGCATACGTCCGCCGGGCATCAGTTTGATTTTTACCTGTTCCGTCATTTTTCATTTTCCTTTCCATAGGCCATAACTTCTTCGATGGCAGCTTCTACAAATTTGCAGGCCGGTTCGTCAAGATGGTTATCACCGCTCCAGTGATGCCAGCCTCTTTTGTACCTATGGACTGCTTCGTCCATAAGATTGCTGATCTCCTCAAGGTTCGCCATCTCCGCAAGTTCTACTACACCCTCGCTTTCCAGCTCTTCCCGGATGTATTCGTTAATAATAACGTCTGGATCCACCTGGAAATTTTGCTCCCGGATCAGATCGATGAATGCCAGTTTGTCCTGGCCCAGGTAGTCCTCAGCCGTCCCTGCGGTATAATCGCGGAACGAGTTTCGGATCTGCTGCCTGAATTCGTCAGTCACCTCAGAACGCGGGGTGATCTTTACTTCGATTCCTCTGGGGAAATATAAAATATTGTCCACGTCTCTCACTCCTTTTCCTTCCTGTTTTTCCGGCTCTTCTGTATCTCAGTTACAAAGGGCAAACAGCCAGGTTAAGACATTTCTGCCCAGCGCTGGCACCACAGGTTACAAACGGCCAAAGTCTTTCATAACGCTGGAACTCCTTTGGGCTTGCCCATCGGCATCCGGTGCAGCGCTTCTTGATTCTGGCTTCCTGCTTTTTAGTGTCTGCAGCGTTCATGGCTTTCCTCCTGCTTCCCATTCTCGATAGAGCCGGAACCAATCGTCGGCACCCATAGTCACCTTCCAGCCGGTCCCGTTTTTCCGGTGGAACACGGTCGGAATGCTTCCGGTAGTCTTTTTCGCATCTCTTGAAGCCTGGGCCAGGGCATCGTCTAGGTTCAGATGTTCCACCCGTTTGACTTCGATGTGAATGCCAGGCAGCCCCACCACATCAGCCGTGCCCTCTTTGTTGTTGCCGCAATACTGGGCAGAGCGCCTGGCTTCATAGCCCTGGGCCCGGCAAAGCCGGACCACTTCCAGCTCACCGTTCTTTCCTTTCTTTTTTCCGTTGACCATGCTGCCATCTCCTAGAATGGGATTTCTTCGTCAAATTCAAATCCTGGTTCACCTGTTACATCCTGCCCCATACTTTCAAAGCCTTGCTGAGGTGGCTGGCTTTGGATCTGAGGCGTTTTTTCTTTTCGCTCGATAAATTCCACTCGTTCGGCAATAACTTCCGCCACATACTGTCTTTTGCCTTCTCGATCGTTATAGCTCCGAATCTGCAGCCGTCCTTCGATTAGAGCTCTCTGCCCTTTGTTCAAATTGTTGCCGGCTATTTCTGCAGTTTTATTCCAGGCCACGATATTGATAAAATCCGCTTCTCTCTTTCCATCCCTTCCTACCGGCCTATCTACTGCCAGAGTAAAAGCGCATACCGTCTTTCCGGTAGTCGTAACTCTAACTTCCGGATCCCTCACAAGACGCCCTAACAATACAACTCGGTTCATTTTCTCAGCCTCCTTACCTAAACTTTTTCTGGAAGCAGCTGCTTCCTCTTCTCTCGTAGTAATCCAGGTCCATATCCGGAGAGCAGTACTTCCCATGCTCTGCCGGCCATCTCCCGATCATGATCTGTTTTGCTGCCTGCGCCCGTTCCGTGGGCTTGCCGTTCACTGTTTCCTCGGCAATCTCTTTTAGTCTAGGCCCATCAAGGCTTTCCAGATCCAGCAATTCCGTCTTTGACAACATCCCTATCCCCCCCTAGAAGGTCATCGCCGCGATTAGCTGTCCCAAAAGAGTGGCTGCGGCCACCAGGATCATCCCACAGATAACAGCTAATGCCATGCAAACCACATACTTTTTTTCGCTCATCAGCTAACCACCCTCAGGTCTTGTTCTTCTGCCTCCGGATTTTCTTCCTGGTCAAACAAGTTCTGCTGTGCCCGTTCTCCCTGTACGTATTTCTCAGCCTGGGTGAAAAGCTCCTGGATATCAAGCAGAATTGTCTTGCCCAAACAATCCTGGCCCACAGAAGGCAGCGAAATTGTCAGGTAGTCACCGATATACGGATCGTACACCTTGCCTGTCAGTGAAAAGGTCGTTTTGTCTTTCCCTTCATGAGCTGAAACGCTGCTTACATAGACCCGTTCCATCGGATCAGCCCCTTTAACCGTCTCTGCCGGCTGCATGGCTGCTAAGATGCAGAAATCTTTTCTTAGAGTTTTGAATGCTGCATCAAATTCCGGCAGCCCCGGTTCATCACAGGACAGTGTAACCACATTCATGAACACCCCTTTCGTTTCCTGGTACTTGATCACATACGTGCTCAAATCTTTGGGATCGTTCTTCACACTCAAAATCTTGATCATTCGATTTTCCTCCGTTCTTTCTCTTGCACCTTTTGGGTCAAAAGGTGTTGTGCAGTCCTGGACACAAGAGCCTGCACTTTTCCATCTGCCAAGGTAGTTCTCATTCTCTGGGCCGTTTCTTTACGCTCTGTGTTGTTCTGGTACATCCGCAGGAATGTATCCCGTACCCGCGGCACATCACTTTCCAGCATGTTGCAGATACTCTGCCATCCCATGCATTCTACAGTCTGTTGGACCATCGGATCTTTAAACACGGGTTTCCGGTAAGGCCCAACGGCCCCGATGGCTTTGTAGACTTCTGCCCAGCCCTGTTCTGCATTGGGCAGCTCAATTCCCCGAGCATACTGCCACACCAACTTTGACTCCTCGATAATCTCGGCAATCGTCGGCAGGAATCTCGACTGCTTGATCACATTCACCACAGCCTTTTTAAGCACTTCGTCAGGGATCTCTTTCAGGCAGATCCCATACACCCGTGCCTGCTCATCAGTGAATTTCGGGTAAGCGCATTTGATCAGCGCCAGCACTTCATCCATCGCCATCCTCCACTTCTGCGATCCAGTCCGCATAGTTCCGTTCTCCCAGATTCTCCGTTGCCTTCCGGGCTTGGTTCAGTGCTCCCTCGACTCCTCCGAGTCGGGATACACTTTCCCCTTTGAGCGGGAAGAAGCCCTGCCAGGAATTCATGGTGCTCTGGTCCGCAATGGCTGCCATCAGGTCCTGGTCTCCCTGCGCCAGGGTATTGAGCCTTTTGAGTGCCAGTTCAGTGGCACGGGTAGTCAGAGGCTTCCGGATCCTGGTACGCATTTCCATCCAACCGATCAAGGATGCTTTGAGTTCTGCATTGTCACCAGCGAAGAGGCGAATCAAATCAAGGGGCGCATTTTCTTTTTTATCTTTTTCTTTTCTCGTCTTAGTCTTGTCTTTATCTAGTTTAGGTATGGTATCACTTTGCGTATCATCCAAGCGACACTTTGCGTCTTCCTTGTGTATCACGCAAGTATCACTTTGCGTATCAATTTGCGTCTCTTTAAGGAACGCAAATGGGATAATATGGTATAATGCAGCCTGATTTCCTTTGCGCACAGTGACCTTTATTCTTCCTGCTTGTTGGAGAGCGTTCCTTGCCCGAATGATGGCCTGCTTGCTCAGACCTGTGTCCAATTCTAACGCTGATATGGCCAGATTGAATTCCGTCCGCCAGCCGGTGCGGTTGCAATAATGCATCAATGCAAACCAAAGGACACGTGCGGTGGTTGGGACAGGATTCGTAATCAGCCAATCGTGGAAAGAATTGATTTCACTCAGGTAGTTGATTTCCAAGACGCTCACCTCCTTACTTCCAGGATTCTTTTAACCCTTCTAACTCTGTGGGAGTCATTGTTTCGATTCCCAGTCCTTTTGCTTCTTCTACCAGATCATCTATGAGCCGGCCCATTTCAAACCTGTCATAGGTGCTTGACCCGTAGTAAGCAGCTATATCCGTTGTCTCTCCATCCGTACTCATGGGCTCAGCTACCCAACCCAGCCCATTTGCATGCCACCGTTCTACAAACCTTTCGGCAGCATAGCTCATAACACGCACGATGTTGAAACTTCCTACTTTTTGGATTTCCTGCCGATACACCTCCTCTTTGCTGGTCCGAAGTACTTCTGCGATCTTTTGCATCAGAACCCAGGCATAAGCATTTGCCGAAAGGCTGCGCTGCCGTTTGACTGGATCCATGGAAAGGGTATATTCCCGTTTTCCCTCGTTGATCTTTTTTACCAGGTCAATGACAGCCTGTTTATCTTTTGGCTCTACATTGACCACCAGTTTCATCTTCCGACTGAGAGGATCCGCTACAACCTGTTCTACGTTTACCAGCTTCATAAGTAGTTCCTCCCAATCAGTTTCAAAAATTCTTCCCGGGTGTGTGTCTTCTCAAACGCTTCCTGGCATTTTCTTTTTAGGAACAGATCCAGGCGTTTGTTGAAATGCACTCCGTCATTGCCGGTATGATGATCCCTGCAAAGCGGGACAATGAAGCCATTTGCCTCACTGACCCGTCTGTTTGCAGTTCCGTAATACACATGATGGATGGCCTCTCTGGGCCTTCCACAGAAGATGCAGCGGTCCAGATCATTGATTATAATTGAGACTCTGCTGCCCATTGCTGTACATCTTCTCCTTTTTCAGCTGCAGCTGATGCATACAGGCTTGCCATTGCTGCTGGGTCAGCTGCGGAATGCTCGGTGCTCCTGTCCATCTCAGCATATTGGTAATTCTAGTTTCCAGATTCAGCATGCTGCCCTGCTGGGTCTCTTCAAATAGGCGTTTTAACTGGTCAATCTGAGATTGAGATACAGCCTGATTGACTGCTCTTTGCACCCGGCTGCGTTCTGCTTCCTGGTTGTCTCTAGCATCTGCATCCTGAATATCGTCCAAGAGGAACAACCCTCCCAGCGCATATTTTCGGGCATAACTGCTGCAAGCGCCAGTGATCTGAGAAGAATCCATTCCCTTTCTTTCGTCTTCTTCCCTGGCATATCCGATATTCTCTGCCCATGCATCGCTTTCACAGTCACGAAGGCAGGCGGTTGCTCGAAGATAAAATCGTTCTTTAATACGAATAACTTCATCAGTTATCCTCATGGCAACTTTGTATTTCTTCAAAAGAGGTTTCAGTGCTGCCTGGATATCCTCTACGCTGCGGTAATGATATTTACCGTAGTTGTTGTACTGGTTCTTCGGGACACTGAGCTCATTTTGGATACAGGTCAGCTTCACGAAAAAGTCCATCGGTTTCGTCGCTTCCACCTGTGGCTTTTCGATTTCTGCCTGAGGCTCCTGAACAGTCACTTCTGCCTGTTGTTTTTCTTCTGCCATCTTAGCCCACCTCCGTGTAGAATTTGTCCGGTTGCTGCTCAACCGTAACACCAGGAATGATTTCTCCGTCCTGGCTAATCAAATGATCGCCGTCAACAGTGCAGCCTTTCTTCAAGTTTGCCCAGTCTACGGATTTCTTGATTTTTACACAATCAGGCAGTTCTTTCTCTGCATACTCTAATAAGGTCGCTTCATCTCTCTGAAACTTGGCCGGTGACTTTCGGAATCCAAATTTCCCGTTAGGAAGAGAGATGCTGCGTTTTTTCTTTCCCTCCAGTTGAGTCTCTGCATACATTTGTAGCAGCGCAGAAAGATGTTCCTGGGCATCCATCAATGGACGAGTTCGTTTTTCCAGGTATTCGTCTAAGCTTTTCTTCTTGGCTTCTACAAACCGCAGCACATCCTCAATTTCTGCTTCTTTCTCCCGGATTTTTCCTAAGCACCAGTCTGCTTCTTTGGCAGTTTTGGGTTTCCACACCTCCTTATTCACATAAGTCGGAGCGGTTTCTTCCAGGAAATCTTTTTCGTAATCCATCACATTAATTTCCCTTTTCATTTCGAGCCTCCCATGTTATAATAATTGTGGAGCATGTGCTCCGATCACCTTATGGTGGCCATCAGCTCTCCACTGATGGTCATTTTTTATTGGAAAAATCATACGGTCATCAACCCTACTAGAATAACCAACCCCATCACCGTTGCTGATATACCAGCCATGAAACCCTGGAACCTGGGAGGCCATTCCCGAATATCGTCAATCACAATGCCGGCCAGAATGTAAATCCAAAACACCGGAGCCAGCAGCAATTCAGCAATCCTGTAATCCCTCTTCATTTTCTTTCTCTCCTTCCGCGAAATCGAACCCATCATTCATGCTGCCCAATACCTTGGCAGCTTTGTCTCTCATATCTGTCCATTTCTGGATATTGATAATCGCTACTCCTGCGTTTTCCAGGGTATCTGTAGCCTGGCACATGTCAGCAATACTATCCAGCAGCACATCTACCTGATTAAAGAATTCATCTTCCACTTTGTAAACCATTATGCTTCCCTCCCAATCAGCGTTTTCAGATCCATGCCCAGTGCTTCTGCAATCTTCCACCAGGTTCCAATGGTGAATTTTCTACGACCTTCGAGTGCTTTATACAGGTGCCCCTCACACAGGCCTAGGTCCATTTCAAATTGCCGAACCGGCCGCCCTTTTTGTTTGCGGATCCGTTCCAGATTCTGCAATCCCCGCTCCGTTTCTTCGGGACTGATTTTCTGAATCACAGCTTTGGGCGGTTTGATCAAATCACTCAGTTTCTTGCCAAGGGCCTTAGCCAGCAGCTGCAGATTTTCGGGAGTTGATTTCCGAATAAATCCTGACTCAAAGCAGCAGATCCATGTGGGGCTGAGTCCAATAGCTGCGCTGAGTTGCCGACCGGACAACCCTTTCACGATCCGGTAATACCTGACGTTAGCCCGAATATTCTCAATCATTTCTGCGTCCATTACAAACCGCCTTCTTTCAAAGCTTCCAACATTCTTGACGTCGTTCCTTTCAGAATGGTTTCAAGCTGCTGGATCCTTGCGTTTTTGTTCTTTAGCTCAGCTTCCAGCTCTTTGAAACGGAAAGGCGTGTATTCCTGAGCATTACTCCCTTCTCCTGCAAGGGCATACACATCTTTTGCTCTGAATCTCACTCCTGGCAGATCATGTAGCTGCGGAAGGATGTTGTGATCTCTCAGGTAGTAAACGCTTGAAAGACCGATATTCAAGACTTCAGCCGTTTCCGTGGCTGTCAGTACCAACTTGTCTTTCATAATTGGCTCCTTTCTCTTTTTTCACCTGCGCTTTCTGCTATAATTTAAGAAGCAGAAAGGAGGTGTCTTTTATGAAGTTTGACTTTGACTCAGATGATTTTATGCGTAAAATCAGAGCAGAGCTTTCTCAAGCAGTTAAAGCTGATTTAAAAAAGCATGGGCAAGATGCGCCTTGCCCGAATTGTGGAAAAACAATCAAGATAAAACCGCCACGATGTAAGTGCCCTTATTGCGGGGCTATCATTAATGTGAAGACAACCTTTTAACCTTTGGCTTCACTTCAACATTTAAGAAAGCAATTTCATCCGACAATGATTTTGCTTTTCTTAAATGTTTGAATAACTTCTTTACTTTTTTCTTATAGGGTTTTAATCCTTTTGTTTTTGTTTGCAGTGTAACTGAAATTGCCATTGAACTCTCCCTTCATAATTATCCTTTCGTCTGATATAATGCCAGAAGAAAGGATGTGCCCAAAATAAAACGCGATTTAGATTTAATCCGTAGAATCTTGTTACAAACAGAAGCCTCTGATAGTACTTCCCTTACTGCTGCCGATTTTAAAAACTTATGCAGCAATGAGGATAGCCTCTATTACAATATCCATATGATGTATCAGGCTGGATTGATAGACGCCGTTGATATAAGACGCTATGATAATGTGTTCCCACAGTATCAAATCAAATGTCTGTCTAACTCAGGCTGTGAGTACCTGGATACCGTTCGGAATGGATTTGTATGGAGAAAAACCAAGACGTCGCTCAAACCCGTTGGGGGTGCGGCTTCGCTTGAGGTAGTACAAGAGATTGCGAGGAAGATCCTTATAAAACATCTTGAGACTCATTAGGTTTTCCTCCTTTCGTTTTTCCTTCTGATATAATGTGATCAGAAGGGAGATGCGATACCTATGAAACCGTTTGACTCAACACGTTTAAACTTCTTTCACAGTTCAAGCAAGAGGATCGTGACCGTTTGCTTGAGTTAGCACTCCAAGCACAGCCGGTTTTTGAAGAGCAGGTTCCCGTTGAAGATGTTCCCGAGTTTGCTGAAAAAGAGGAGCGTCAGTTTAATTCTTTCTTTCCAACGTTTAGTGAATGGACACGCACAGAAAAGATGGCTGCTATCAGAACAATAATCGACATTGTCGAATTCTTGCTTACGTATTTTAAAGACTAAGCGGCCTTTTAGATGCTCTTAACCAGGCACCAGCAGCACTTTAACAAGAATCCCATTAACTTAAAATAGAATCTTTTTTCATTGCATAACTTGCCTTGTTTTTGCCATTCTTCAAGTTGCTGATTGAAGTCGGCGGTCATTTTGTTTAAACGTGCTACTATTTCTTGCTTAGTCATCTGGCCTGTATCCGCTTCTTTCAATCGCTGTTCTTCAAGCTGCCGCTTGAGTTCGGCGTTTTCTGTTTTCAGTCGGTCAAGTTCATTCATAAGTTAATCCCCCCTTAGTTTGACCCCATTTCTGATATAATTGAAAGCAAGAAAGGAGGTGATATTATGGAAAAGACTTTGCTGGATGTTTTAAAAAACCGAATTGATACTAAAACCGGTGTGATTACAACTTTAGCGCTCACGTTGAAAACATTTAAAAGCGCCAACCCTGAATCAAAGGCCCCTTTTTCTTTGGACGGCAATAGGTTAATCATCATTACAAATTTTGCAAGCATCGCTTGCGAACTGATTACTCCGAACGATGATGTAAAAGAGTTTTCAAACGCACAAGTCATTTTCAAAGCAGCCATGGCATCTACAGATAAAATTTATGAAACTTTATCCCCAGATGCTCTCGTCATTAGCAATTCCAAAACATTGCTTCTAAAAAATGCTCAGATTGTCCCGTTTGCGAGCCCTCAACAAACTCTGAATTATGAAGTCCTTGCAATCTTCACCGATCAGATTGTTGGCGTTACCATCGGAAACTTTAATCGAAATCCTGACTGAATAACCCTTAGGGTCTTTTGCTCCCAGCAGAAAACTTTTTTTCCCCCGCTTCTTCATTCCATTTCTCCCTTCATCTTCATCTGAGTTAGGCGTCAGCACGATATGACAATAGATATCGGTGCTAACGCTTGGGCACACTATGACAATAGGTATCGTGATTAATGCTTGGCACGCTATGACAATAGGTACCGGGACTAACGCTTGGCACACTATGACAATAGGTACCGGGACTAACGCTTGGCACACTATGACAATAGGTACCGGGACTAACGCTTGGCATGCTATGACAATAGGTACTGGGACTAACGCTTGGCATGCTATGACAATAGGTACCGGGACTAACGCTTGGCATGCTATGGGTATGAGCCGTAGGCTTTGAATACATTGGCCGGTTTTCTATTTCTTTTAGAAAATCGGCTATTTCTTTTGGCATTCCATTAATTTTCACTTCCATGATTTTCTCCTTTCGCATTTACTACTTTTGATTGTTAAATTCTTTGTAAAAAATTTTCTCCATTGGAATACCACTATCCTTTTCTAGCCTAAGCATAATATTGAGTGGAGGTTTTCGAGCCCCATTTTCCCAGCAGCTCCAAGACTGTTGGCTGACGCCATATTTTTCAGCCATCTCTGTTTGGGTCCTTTCTCCACGGAGCTGTACAAGAAGATTTTCCATTTTATGCCTCCCTTCTCTTTAACTATTAACTGTAGTATACTACATTAAGTTGTTATATTCAATAGTTAAGTTTCGATATAATTGTTTTATTTTTACTACGTTTTGTGGTATTTTGGTGGTGTGAAAGAAAGGAGGCTGAATTTTAATGCTTAGTAATGAATTGAAAAGATTGCGTTCATTACATAAAATGACTCAGGCTGAGCTTGCTCAGAAGGTTGGATTTTCTCAACAAGCTATTGCAAGATGGGAAACAGGCCGTTCTACCCCTGACCCAAATACCTTGATAAAATTATCTAAAATTTTTGATATAACCGTTGATGAACTAATCGGTAATAAGAAACCGTCTGGTGGATATTATCTAAACCCTGATACTGCCCGCTTGGCCCAAGAAATCCATGACAACCCCCAATATAAAGTCCTTTTCGATGCCACAAAGCATTTAAATCCGGAATCCATCAAGGAGGTTATGAAGTTTATCGATTACCAGAAATCTAAAGAAGGCGTTGATTAAAATGAGCAAACCAATGAGAACTGTCCTTCTGCCATTGCCATATGATATCCGGAGCTTCGTTCGCGAAGATGAAAATGGTGAACCAACTTGTTACCTCAACTCCCGTCTCAGTTACGAGATGAACAAAAAGTCTTTTGAACATGAAGAAGAACATGAAAAGCATAATGATTTGAATCGTGAACTTACTGTAACCCAGTTGGAAGTTGAAAGGCACAAGAAATAAAAGCTGTTGTAATATTTTGGGTAGAGTTAAGTAAAATAGGATAAGATAAGATAAGATAACTCTAAGAAGGTGATTTTACGCACTTTTCGCCAATTTATAAGCAAAAGCTATTGTATGCTACAAAAATGTTTTTGCTGATACTTCTTTTTAGTTTTGCTATTTTTATGTCTTGCTTTCAGTCTCCTTTATATCCTATGCACCGAATCACCCTGCTCCGTCTCATCCGCAGCGGTGTATTTCTATATGGGTCTCTGATTCTTGTCCATTTCTTGTTTCCAGAGAGTAGAGAACAGCAACGCAGAGAAAGGATAGCGGGTTTCATCGCCCTCCTCTGGTTACTTCCCTATGGTCTGGTTTTTTCTCAACTTCCAGTTCTTTCCCGAAATAAGTAATTTAAAGCCCGTACCCCTAGTGGATACGGGCTTTTTTGCGCTCACGGCAAAAATACGGCAAAAATATTTTTAGTACAGGGATCCTATGGCCTTGACCGCAACCTGGTTGATGTCTTCGGTGTAATTCACATAGATGGATGACACCGTTCCCACGGTATCCCCCAATACGTGGGCCACCAGGTTTATGTCTCCCGTCCTGGACAGCAGCAGCGTCGCAAAGGTGTGCCGCAGAGCGTGGAGAGACCGGCCGGGAAAATGTTTCCGGATCAGGGTGTTGATGCTGGTGCGCTCCGTAGGCATACGATCCAGAGGGAAGACTGTCCCGGTAATGGTCATCGGCTGCGTTTTCTTCCATGCTTTGAGCTCCTGAAGGACTGCCGCTGAAGCCGGGATGACCCTGTTGCTGTTGGCCGTCTTGCAGGGTCCTATGCTGTACTGATTGTGCGCAGATTGGGCATACTGCTGCTGTACCGTGATGGCCTGTTTGTCCCAGTCGATGGCAGCCCATGGGAGGCCGGCTATCTCTCCGAAGCGCATACCGGTGCCAGCCCCCAGGGTTACCACCAGATGCCGGAGCGGCCAGGGCTCCAGGAGCTTCAGCAAGGCGGCCAGCTCTGCCCTGGTGAAAGCCCGCAGCGTTTTCGGGGCCTTGTCCATGGGAAGCTTGATTCCTTTGGCGGGGTTGACCTTTATGATGTTGTACATTTTCAGGGCATGCTCCAGGACTGGGGTGATAAAGCGCAGCCGTGACTTCCTGCTGCTGGGTTTGCATTCAGATGCCATCAGGGCATTTATGATTTCCGCTGTAGTAAGATCCCGGATGGGGATATCTGCCACGGATCCCAGGCTGGCAATCCCGTCATGGTAGTTACGCAGCGTATTATAAGCAAGAGCATTTTCCCTGTCCCGGACAAAAATCGGGAAGAAATCTCTGAGGGAGATATCTTTCAGACGGATATCATCCGTCAGCCCGGCGGTTTCTTTTACCTGGGCCAGAAGGGTATCCTGGTACTTCCTGGCTTCTCTTTGGGTCTTGAACCCTTGTTTGGTCTTCTGCTTCCATCTTTTCCCGACCTTGTAAGACAAAATCAGGCATACAGATCCGTTCTTTTCTCGATAACTGAAACTGTATTCCATAAAAAATCGGCCTCCTTCTGGGCAGAAAGGGGCCTCTGTGGTACAATGATAGAGTAAGCCCCTTGTGGTGAGGGTGGTTACATATCCCTGTCGGTATTCGCAGTACCGGCGGGGATTTTTATTTTAGATCAGAGCAGCTGGTTACCTTCAAAAGTGAAGTGGATCGGTTTCAGATTTCCATCTTCTTCTTTGAATTGTGTTTTGAACTGGGAACGAATCATGGCCCCGAAGCTGTTCTGGGCATCGACCGTCCCGATAAGGGTAATGATTCCCTGGCTCTTGTAGTATTTGAATGTCCCAGAGTCAAAATTGGCAAATTTAGGGGCTTTCAAAACTTTCTTTACCATCTCTTTGCTCTTTCGAGTAACAGTCAGTTCTTCAGAAGTGCTCATGATGTAGTCACTAATCTGGTGGACTGGCTTCCCGTCATTCCACAATGCAATGGCTCGATATTTAATGGCCAGGAGTTTGTTATTTTCATCGCAGAAAACATGGATAGTGTTCTTGTCCGGAGTGTAGCTTCCGGCATCGACTTCCAGCACATAATCATGAGCGCCTTGTTTGGTGGCATCCTTGATTTTCTTGATACCAACGGATTCAAGGGCTTCGTCCAGGGCTTTCGTTTGCTCCATGGTGAAACCATAGTTTTTAGCAAATACATGCTTCTTTGCTTCTTCTTCCATCTTCTGTTGGGCCGCCTTTTGCTGCTGAGCCTGTTTTACTTCCGGAGGAGTGGTAGCACTGGCCAATCCGGAAAGAACGATACAAGCAGCCAGCCATAAGCCTGCAGCTTTTTTACGATTCCATTCCGGCTTTTTGCCGAAAGTACCCCATTTAGGCTTAACCAGGGCTACAATCATCATTACTGTTGCAATCATTGCGAGAAATCCGAATAATGCGTACATAACAACACAACCTTTCATTCTCCATCTTTCACGTAGATTTCCACATTTTCATTAATCTGAAAATTAGCGGTATTGCTATGACACGAAGCCTCTATGGTATTAATGCTATCCTCTCTGTAAATGTCACCTCCAGTTATATGTTTGACTTCGTGCCGAAAAGCCTCTTTACGGCCTTCTTCAGAGAGATCTTTGTTGACGATAATCGTATAAGAATCATCGGGATTGGCATGGACCAATGCGGGAACATTAGGGGGGAGTGGTTGATAAGTCAGGATAATTGTCATTCATCGATTCCTTCTTTGGCCTTCAGGCCCTTAATTACAGCCATCACTACTTTTATATCTTCAGGAGACAAGTCCCTGGATGCATCGAAAAGAATCCGCTGACCGGGATTATCTTTCAGCTCTTGTGCTAGTTTGGCAGTCTCTGGATCAAAGTAATAAGGCTTTTCTTCATTGCTCTTTTCAGACGTATCCTCCCAATCAAGAAGATCCGCCACAGTTGTATTCAAAGCTTCTGCGAATGCTTTTAGCTTTGATTGGGTTAGGTCATTCACTCCAGATTCCAGCTTTGCAATAGTAGAGCGTGATTTATATCCAAGCTTGTGAGCTAACTCATCTTGAGAAAGCCCAGCTTCTTCTCTTCTGATTCTAATTTTATCTCCCAAAGTCATATTTACCACGATCCCTTCTGACTCATGTCCATGACTTAATTATATTATTTTAGTTACTATAAATCAACAAAAATAAAATTACAAAAACTCATGTTGACAACAAATCACAAAAGTTGTAAGATGTGCTTGTGATTAAAAATCACCAAAGGGGGTGAGCAATATGACTGACACCGCAGAATTAAATGCTGCTATTGCCAGAGCTGGAATAACTAAAAAAGACCTGGTAAAGGCTCTGGGCCTTACTTATGCTGGATTTTGGAAGAAAATCCACAACCTATCGGAGTTTAAAGCTACTGAGATTAAAAAGCTTCAGAGGCTCCTAAAGTTAAGTGACGAGGAACGAGACCGTATTTTTTTTTGCTGAAAATAGTGATTAAAAATCACTAACGGTAAAGGAGAAAGCCCATGACTGAAGAGGGGAAAAAGAAAGAGCCCTGCAAAAGCAAGGCTCTTGTTGAAAGAAAGCTTAGCCAGGAAAGGCTAAGGAAGCTGCTGCATGTGTCGATAATCTTGACGGAAGCTTCCCAGACAGCCGACAGGGACCTTCTGGAAGCTTATCAAGAGACTTCAGAGCACCTCGACCGCTTAATAGTGGCAGAGGTTAGATGCCAAGAAAAGACATTGTAACATGTTCGGCGATTGTCTTGACGATGGACAGAGACGCTTGACCGCCGACTGAAGCCAACTTTTCTTTGGTCTTTTCCCAAATTGATGCTGACCGGATGGAGTCTACATAATCACAACCATCATTAGTCAGCCATTTCACCAGGTATTGCGGATAATAGCGCCCGATTGTATTGACTTCATAAGCGTCAATATATCCGGCGTCTTCCAAAAGGTACAGCTGGTAATCCACAATATTCTGGTCCGGCTCCAGATCCGCGAAATCGGAGCTGCTTAGAGTGGCATTTTTCTCATTTGTTTCAATACGAAGAAGAATGTTACGGATTAAATCGAGATTTCTCTTCACCAGGATCACCTCCTTTCTCTTGGCATTATACCAAAAGAGGATGTGAAATCGGGTATAGAGATTGTCGGAACAAAGGAGGTGACGGCTATGGAAGACGAGGCCATCGGGGTCAAAGAAGTCATGAAGATTCTGAAGTACTCCGATTCCCAGGTCTACAAAATGGTGGCCAGCGGAGCACTGAAAACCTTGAAAATCCCTGGCGTCCGGTTTTCTAAGCGGTACATTATGTCCATTTTGGAGAGCGGATGTGCCGGATACAATCCGGAATGTGCCATGTTGGAAAAACGTCTGAAACAAGAACAGGAGAAAAACGAAAGGCTCCAGGCACTCCTGGTGGAAATCGCCAACCGGAGCCTGGAAGGTGTAAAAAAGGAGGTTTTGGACTAATGAAAAGATTTTATCTGGTCGATGACGACTTTCTCGATGCGGTCGACGACCTGGCCGATAAAGTCGGAGATATTGACGTTTATGGCCATCCTGTGCTGGATGCCAGCGCGGTGATGATTCTGGGCAAAGATCTGGATGACCTGATAACCAAACGTCAGGTTGTCATGGACAAGCTGGATGATGGGTTTGATGTGATGGAAGACGGGAAGGATGATGGCAATGAAGACGCATGACAAACTGGCAGCTGTGGTCCTTGTTTTGACTGGGCTGACTCTCCTGAGCCATGGAGTATCTGCGGTGGAACGGGAGCAAGCTCCGTATGAGACTTATTCCCGGGTAGTCCTGCCAGGACAGTCGCTCTGGGATATCTGCTCGAAGCTGGACAGCTCAGAAGACATACGAGCCATTATCGACCGGTGCCGGGTAGACAATGACATCCCGGATCCAGGGGTTCTCCAACCTGGCAAGGTGCTGCAGATTCGCGTGAAGAGATAAGGAGGTGATTACATGGCAAAAGACAAGACCAAATGGCGGGCAGCCATCGGCATCAACTGCTGGGAGCTGATCCGGACCAACCGGCAGACGGGATCCATTGAAGTGTACCCGAAAAAGTTCGCTTCCAGGGCAGTTGCCGAAGCGGCCAAGCTGGTCCTGAATGGCCAGAAGGCAAAATAAAAAACCGTTGGCACAGCACTGCCAACGGTCTCAGAGGCGATAATGCTTCCCACACTATCGCCTCCATTATATCACGAAAAACCAGGAGGAAAGAAACAATGAAGTGGAATGCGGAAAAGATTTTAACTGTTGAAGAAAGCAAAAATCATGAGAAGTGGCTGGCCGTTCGGAATACCGGAATCGGCGGATCTGACGCCGGAACTATCTTGGGCATGAATCCTTACAAATCTCTCTACCAGCTTTGGATGGAGAAAACAGGCCAGGCGGAAGCTCCTGATCTCTCTGGGAATCAGTTCGTCTACTGGGGCATCAAGAACGAAGCAAATATTTCAGATTGGTTCGCCGAAACCACAGGGAAGAAGGTTGAACGCTGCGGGACTCTGCGCAGCATCAGCCATCCGTTCATGCTGGCCAATGTAGACCGGATTGTAGTTGGCGAAAACGCCGGGCTGGAAATCAAGACGGCCGGTGTCAGTCAGTACAAGCAGTGGGCGGATGACAATGTGCCGGATGCCTACTACTGCCAGTGCCTGCACTATATGGCTGTAACCGGGGCAGATTCCTGGTATATCGCAGTTCTCCTGGGAGGTAACGAAGCCCAGTGGAAGAAAATCGACCGGAATGAAGATGACATCAATACATTAATCCTGGAAGAAAAGAACTTCTGGGACCTGGTCCAGACGAAAAACCCGCCGCCTCTTGATGGATCTGAGAGCTGTGCTGAAGCTCTCCGGGAAAGGTATAAGGAGTCCATGAATGTGGAGGTTAGCCTGGACGGATTTGACCGATTGATTGATGAAATCAACCAAGATACAGAAACCATCGAAAAATTGAAAGAGAACATCCAGCTTCGGAAAAATAAAATTATGAATGCCATGGGCAGTGCTGAACGGGCCAGAACTTCCGAACACAAAATCACCTGGAAGGCGGGAACGCCCAGGGAAACCATCAGCCTGGCAAAACTCAAAAAAAGCAATGCCGATATCTATGAGATGCTCAAAGAGAAAGGCCTTATTACCGTTACCAAAGCATCCCGCATTCTCAGAATCAGATAAGGAGGAGCAACATGAATACTAAAGGTGGATTGAGTAAAAAGGCAGCTCAGATGCAGGTGTCCGCACAAAAGGACACCAGCCTGAAGGGGCTGATTAGAAGCATGGAACCGGAAATCAAGAAGGCTCTGCCTTCCGTGATCACCCCGGAACGTTTCACCCGGATGGTGTTTACCGCCCTTTCCAGTACGCCTAAATTGCAACAGTGTACGCCTCAGTCTTTCTTGGGAGCGATGATGCAGGCCGCCCAGCTTGGCCTTGAGCCGAATACACCTGTTGGACAGGCTTACCTGATTCCTTATGGCAATGTATGCCAGTTCCAGCTTGGCTAAACCTTTTGGTCAAGTAAAACCGTGTGAACCCTATTACTCAGGGGTGTCCTCTTTGAGGGCTAACGGTGAAGCCCGTCATATGAGGGTAATACCGTGCTTTAAAAGGAGACATGAATCTATGCAATGCGTTTATAAAATCACAAATCTTATTAATGGCAAGTTCTATATTGGCTCGACAAATCGCTTTAAGAAGCGTCGTCAACAATGGCGGGATTTTTCATCAAATACCGATTCAGCAGTAAAGAAAGATATTTTGAAATATGGAAGGGATAACTTTATTATGGAGCCGATTGCGGTTTTCCCTTCTGGAATTGGTATTGAGGAACTACACGCTAAAGAACTTGAATATATTCATAGGCTTAATCCAGAGTACAACACGATTGGAAAGCCACGCCCGGCATCTACCCGGCTGAAGCTTGCAAAAGCACAAAAGGGGAAAAAGATGCCCGCCTGGATAGGAAGAAAGATAAGTGAGAGCCAGCGAAAACGCCATGAACTTATTCCACAAACAAATGCAGGCCATTTAAAAGATGTCCTGATCGTTGAAACAGGAGAAACAATTCACGGGGTTAAAAATGCAGCTAAAAGATTAGACGCATCTGCTTCAACTGTTACACACGCTATTAAACGTAGAGGTACAGTAAAAGGATTTCATGTTTGTTTGACGAGTGTAGAGACTATGGGTGATGAATGTAGCCCAGTAGGGGAGAAGATGAGTTACTCCTCCAAGTGCACGGCATCTGAAAAGATGAAGAGATAGTCCATGCATGCAGGATGAAAAACTGTATGAGTAACAGATAAAGGTTTATTGGATCTGGCGTACCGTTCGGGTGAAATCAAGGACATCCAGGCGCATGAAGTCCATGAAAACGATGAATTCGAATACGAGCTGGGCTTGGAGCCTAAACTGAAACACATCCCGGCCATGAGCAACCGCGGCCCGGTCACCATGTACTATGCCGTCTGGCATACCAAGACCGGCGGCTATGGGTTCGAAGTCATGAGCAAGGAAGATGTGCTGGAATTCGCACAGAAAAAATCCAAGAGCTTCCGCAATGGCCCGTGGCAGACTGACTTTGACGCCATGGCCAAGAAGACGGTCCTGAAGCGTGCCCTTAAATATGCTCCGATTGCCACCGATTTCGTCAAAGCAGTCGCAACCGATGAAACGGTCAAGAGCAATATCTCCGCCAGCATGGAAGATGAACCGGATGAAACGATGACCATTGATGCGGAACCCATCCCTCAGAATGTGGATCCGGAAACCGGCGAAATCATTCCTGACCAGGAAGCAGCGAAATAAAGGGAGGCAGCTATGGGAGAAACAACAAAGCAAATCATTATTTCCAAAGTGAAGCTCGTGAAGGGCGGCATCCGGATTAACTATGAAAAATATCGTGACAGCTACTGGGATAACTTGCAGCTCACATCAGAAGAAAAGGCAGCGCCGGAATTCTATGATGCTTTCCAGTATCTGGGCAGCCACATTGCAGCCATCATGTCATTCACTGGAGAAGTCATGGAACACCGCATCAGCCCCAATGAAGTTGTGCTGGCTTACAGCTCTTCTGGAAAACTGTCGGTAAAGTTTGGCTTCAATCTCTACCTGCCGATTTCCGGTGAATCCGTTTCTGTCGTGACGCCAGCGCTTAAAGAACCACCGTCTACCATGAAGAACCCTACCGGTGCAGAGCATCCGAAGTTCATGGCCACACAGACATGGGAAGCCGTGCAGTATCTGCTGGATGAAACGGAAAAGTACATCAAAGGCAGACGTGCCCAGGGGAATTTGTTTGAACCCGATGCCAAATAATCCTTTCTGGATTAACGAGTTACTGGGAAACTGGCCGGCAGTGTTTGTGTGCTGCCGGCACATTCTCAGCCCTGTGAGAAAGGAGGGGATACCGTGGCGGATAAAAGGATGATGAGCAAGTCGGTCATTAATACGGATATGTTCCTTGATATGCCGGCAAGTACGCAATGCTTGTATTTCCACATGCTGCTGAGGGCAGATGATGACGGATTCTTGAAGAATGCCAAGACCATCATGCGAACCGTGGGGGCATCACCGGATGATGTGAAACTGCTTATTGCAAAGCAGTACCTAATCCCGTTCGATACTGGCATCATGGCCATTAAGCACTGGCGGATCCACAACTACATCAAGAAGGACCGCTATAAACCAACAGATTGTGAGGAAATCAAGCTGCTGGAAGTGAATGAAAAAGGCGAATATGTCTTATCTGAACCAAGTCGGAACCAAGTCGGCTCCAAAATGGAACCTCAGGTTAGAGATAGAGATAGGTTAGAGATAGAGATAGGTAAGGATAGAGAGAGTAGAGAGAGTAGTGGGAAGAGAAACTCTGCCAACAACTCAACAACTGCTGCTCATAAATTCGTAAAGCCTACTCTGGAGGAACTCAAGGCCTACATTGCTGAGAACGGATACACATTCCCAGCAGAGGCCTTTATGGATTACTACGAAAGTAACGGCTGGAAGGTGGGACGGAATCCTATGAAGTCATGGCAGGCTACCTGTCGGACATGGCAGCGGCATGAACTGCCACGAAAAGAGCAGGACAACCAAGGGACCGTATCACCGGAGATTGACAACATTCCTTTTTGATGGAGGTGAGCTGTATGGATTCAATGAAAGGCTCAGTCATGGACATGATTAATGACCTGGCTGCACAAATGAAACAGAACGGCAAGGTGGTGACTCCGGAACCGGCGAAACCGGCAAAAGACGGCATCGACTGCCAGCGTTGCGGGAATACCGGCTGGGTGGCAATTACAAGAGATGACGGCACAGTAGCTATGGCTCATTGCCCAGACTGTTTTGAACGTCGGCAGGTAGCGCATCGTCTCAGAACCTCCGGGATTTCTCCGAAGGATTATGAACGGTATACGCTGGTCAGCTTTGATGAAAGGCGGAGTGAAACGGCCAAGAGAATGAAGGATATGGCAGAAGCCTGGCTAAAAGGGCACACTTCCGGCGGGACCGGCTTTGGACTCTTTGGCCGCTCTGGAATGGGAAAGACTCACATCTGCATTGCTGTCTGCCAGGAGCTGACGCGGCGATTCGGAGAACCGCACTTCTATTTTTCCTACCGGGCAGAAATCCCCAACTTGGTCAAAGCGTCTCGGAGTTACAGTGATGATTACGATGCAGCCATGAAAAAATGGAAGACCTGCCAGAATCTCTACATTGATGACCTGTTCAAGTTCTCTGGCCGCGTCGAAAGTGGGAAACTGGTGGCCATCGACAGGGATGAGCTGAAAGTGGTCTTTGACCTGATTAATGCCAGGTACTTGAATCACCTGACGACGCTTTTCAGCAGTGAGTACAGCGTAGGCAACCTTGCCAGGATTGATGAAGCGCTGGGTAGCCGAATTTATGAAATGGTGAACCCTTATGCGTTACGAGTGGAAGGGCAGAATCAGAGACTGGCAGGTGTGGGCTGATGATTAAAAACGAAGAAGGATATGCAGACCCGACGTATGACGGGGCCTACAAAACAATCCGCCAGGAAGAAAAACGGAAGCAGGATGAGGCGGATGCCGCCAGGATGGATAAGGCCATCCACAAGGTCAGAGCTATCTTCAAGGCTTACGGTTTTGAAGTTGTTGAACGGATTGTACTGAAAAACATCCGAACTGGAAAGATTTACCGATAAGGAGGAATTGATTATGACGAACTATGAAGCGATAAAAGCGATGGATAAAGATGAGCTGGCAGAATTTCTGGCAAGTATTATGGACGGCCAAAAGTGCCCCGCATCAGGAAAATTTTGCGACGGCCAGCGTTGTTGTGTTGATGCCATTCTGAACTGGCTGAATGCCGACTTGGACGACGAGCCGGGTGAAACATCTGACATGATTCATCATCCGGATCACTACACCTGGAAGGGCACAGAGTGTAAAAAAGTAATTGAACTTATGACCCGTGGCCTTTCTGGAGCGGAAGCCTACTACATGGGGAACATTATCAAGTACCTGTACCGCTATCCGAAGAAGGGCACGTTGCTCAGCGATCTGGCAAAGGCGGAAGAATACACGAAGTTCTTACGGGAATTGTTTATGGAAGATGGAGGGAAAGCATGAATGCAGCTATTGTTTTAGGGCGACTGACCCGTGACCCGGTTATTAAGGCAACGCAGAGCGGCATGACCATAGCCCGCTTCACACTGGCCGTCAACAGGCTGAATAAAAAAGGGCAGAATCCGGAAGCGGATTTCATCAACTGCGTAGCATTCGGCAAGACTGCCGACGCCATTAGCAATTACGTCTACAAAGGGCAACGGCTCTTGGTAGAAGGCAGAATCCAGACGGGGAGCTATACCAGCAAGAGCGGAGAGAAGAAGTATACTACAGAAATCTCGGTGAACCGGGCGGAGTTCATCGAGAAGCGTTCTGAGATCACCACGCAGGTGAATAGCTGCGCCAGCAATCAAAACGTGTCTACGGGCGGATTTGAGCATATGGGGACTGAGGTTCCTGACCAGCAGTGGATGGAGCAGGAAGAGATTCCCTTTTAAGGAGGCATCAGGATGGATGAAGTAAATACAATTGTATTTTTTCTGGGGATGATGTCTGGAGGTTTCTTGGCTTCCATCTTCCTGAGCCTGTTCATGGTTAACCGTGAGAGGTAATGTAGGATGGGGCGAAAGAACAGACGGCGGCAGAAGAATACGGAGCAGGCCATTCAGGCATTGCGGAAAGAGCTGCTGCAAAATCGTGGTGAGTATCACTGGTGCGCGTATTGCGGTCGGAAGCTGTATCCCGGCCAATGGCACTGGATGTATGACGAATTCGGGCAGCGGGTCCGCAAGTGCAACGATGAGCGAGTCTGCCAGGAGAATCGCCGCCCGGAATGTGAAGATTCTTTCAGAAAGGCGATGAGGATGTGAGAAGAATTTTATATGAAAACGGATACGAATTTCTTATAGCCGTCGGGTTAGTATTGATGCTGGTTGCTGTAGGGCTTGGAATCGAATGGTATGTGTATGATACAGGACAGCTTAAAGAACATATGACATTCATTGAATGGTTTCTGATTCAGAAATAATGGGAGGCTGGTATGGAGTTTATCGTAGAAGGGAACCCGCAAGGAAAAGCAAGGCCGCGGTTCAGCCAGAAAAGCGGGACCGTTTATACACCCGCGAAAACAGCAAAGTATGAAAAGCTGATTCGTAAAGCGTTTCTGGCTGCCGGAGGGAAGGCAATCCCATCTGATTGCTATGTCGGGATTACGGTTGATGCCTACTTCCAGATTCCCAAGTCGTACACGAAGGGAAAGCGGCTGGCGTGCCAGTACAACATTTGCCGGCCAGCAAAGAAGCCGGACATTGACAATGTCCTGAAAGCGGTGCTGGATGCATTGAACGGGGCCGCTTATGTAGATGACAAACAGGTTGTATCCGTCACCTGCAGGAAGTTCTATGCGGCCCAGGGTGAAGGATACATCAGAGTCAGAGTAACAGAAGAAAAAGCATAGACAAGCATGGCAGAGCCTTGTGCGCTGCCATGCCTTTCATAACATAAGGAGGATGGGCCAATGTTTCATAATGACTATATCAATGCGGTGCGGGAATACCTTTACCGCTATCATGAATTTAGCCAGTACATTGCCAATGTCAAGGCCGATATGGCAGAGTGCAGAGCGATGCTGAGCCAGGAGGCAACACCTGCTTCACCATCCTTCTCTCCTACTGGTGGCTGCGGCGGCGGGGAGAAGGAGAGCCAGCAGGAGCGGATTTATGCCAGACATGAAGAGCTGCAGCATAAGCTTGACCGGTATTCCGCTGAACTGGACAGATTAGGGCCAATCATGGCCAGGCTGGACAGATCCCTTGAAGCCATGGGAAAGATCTCTGAGACGGACAGAACCATCCTGGTTGACCGCTTCATTGATAAAACTTCCTGGGACAGCACAGCCAGACATGTGAATTCCAGTGTGGGTTTCTGCCGGAAGCGGGCAGGCGTCGCACTGGAAACCCTGACTGTCATGATGTTCGGACGGAATGCCATTCCGCAGCACCAGGGGAACATGGTGTTCTTCAAAGAGCCGTAGCAGTTCTGAGCAGATTTGAGCAGAATCGTGTAGATTTTGAGCAGAAACGTGTACGGTCTGTGTACGATCAAAGCAGGAAACCCGTGGTATACTGGTAGCATCGAAAACTAAATACAGGCCGTGCCATTGGGCATGGCTTTTTCTTTATCTGCTTACAAAAGAAAGTGAAACCCCTATGCTTATTTCATGCCCCTACTGTGGCCGGATGCACCCCACGGGGTACGTCTGTCCGAAGAAGCCAAAACACAAATGGTATCGAAAGGAAAGAGGACAGAACGAAAGGTTCAGAAGTTCAGCAGCATGGCAGAAGAAGAGAATGGAAATTCTTCAGCGCGATCATTATCTTTGCCGCATCTGTTTAGAGGATGAACACAGACTGAATAACAATGACATTCAGATCCATCACATCACGCCGCTGGACAGGGACTTCAGTCAGAGACTTGATACAAACAATCTGATTTCATTGTGTTCAAGGCATCATGACGAAGCTGAGCACGGCATTATTCCGGCGGACCGTCTCCGTCAGCTGGCGATAGTATCCCCCCGGCTTCCAGATTTGAAAGAGCCGGCCAAACCCTAGACCGTACTGCCCTACCTCAAAACACACCAATTTCAATTCCACATGCTTTTTTTGGAACGAGTTAAACGCGATTTAAGAAGAAAAAATCAGGGGCCTATACCAACTATAGGGGAAGGGGAGAAAGCCCCTGAAAATCGCACCGGGAACGCCGCAGAAAGACACAAGACCCATTACAGGAGTGGTTGATATGCCAAACTATAAAATCACCCAAACAAAACTAAATAGAATGGCGAAAGACCTACTTGAAACGGCGGAGGCATATGGACTGACAGATAATTATTTGTTCATGACCACATTCCGCAGGTATACCACCCAGGTTGCGCTTGCGGAAGAACTGCAGAAGAGCCTGGAAAAGGATGGCGTCCTGGTTACTAAGGAATATGTTAAGGGACGGGCGAACATCTACACTCACCCGGGAATCAATGCCTACAATCGTGTAACGGACAGCGCCAACAAAACTGCCCAGGCTCTGAACAAGATGCTGGAAGACGCCAGAAGCAAGAAAGAAGCGGATCCTAAAACAAAGGCCATGCAGGATCCTCTGCTGAAGGCTCTCAAAGGCTGATGCTGCATGCCTAGTGCCTATATCAAAAACCATCCAGCATACAAATATGCGGAAGCCATTATTTCCGGAGACTTCAGCAGCATGGCCCTGATACCGGAAGTGAAAGGCATCTACAAGCCTCCTGTCTATGTGGTCAAGCAATGCCAGGACTTTTTGAATGTGGCAGACGGGAAAAACCCGAATTTCTGCATCAATGAGCACAAATGCAGACAGATAGATGGGCTCTTGAAGCTTTTAATCATGCCTAGGGGCCTGCAGTTCGGAAAAACCCTGTATGAATGTACCGTAAATTATCAATGGTTGTTCTATGTGGCGGTATTGGCAGAAGTTTACCGCACAGACCCGGAAAAGCGGCGCTATGAGAGGGCTGTCCTGGAAATCTGCCGGAAAAACTTCAAGACCTACACGGTGGCCACCATCTTCATCATTTTGTTCCTGACGGAGCCGCCTTTTTCTCAATTTTTCTCCGTTGCACCGGACCGGCAGCTGGCTAAAGAAGTGAAAGAAGCCATCCAGAACACGCTGTCCGTATCTCCCCTGGTCTACTATGACATGCATGGCCTGAAAAGGTTCAAGCTTCTGCGTGACTGTATCAAGTGCACGCTGACGCAGACGACCTACACGCCTCTTGCTTATGCGGCAAACCGCTTTGATGGACGTTTGCCGAACGTATTTCTGGCAGACGAAGTCGGGGCACTGCCAAACAACAGCGCCATCGAAGCCATGGCATCCGGACAGCTGAACATCAAGAATAAGCTGGGATGCATCATTTCTACAAAATATCCGAAAGTGAATAACCCATTTGAAGCAGAAGTCGCTTATTCGAAGCGTGTCCTGGATGGACAAGTGGAGGATCAGGCGACTTTTGCATTGCTGTACGAACCAGATCCGGATATTGCCAAAGAATGGATCACCAATCCCCTGGCCATGGCCCAGGGGAACCCGGCAGGTATAGAGATTCAGGAAATCTGGGATGATTTGAAGAAAAAACATGCCCGGGCGCTGAACATTGAATCGGCTAAAACCAATTTTCTGACGAAGCACTGCAATATCATGGCTTCCGGGACCTATGACGGGGAAGCCTACATCTCCCTGGATGATCTGCAGAGGGGAAAGGTCAAGAGCATCGACCTGCATGGCCGTGATGTCTATGTGGGTGTGGACCTTTCCATGACAAACGACAACACGGCGGTCAGCCTTGTGGCCTACGATGCCAAAACAGAGGCAGTTGACTGCATACCCATGGTGTTCGTTCCGGCGGACAGAGTCGAGGAAAAAACCAGGGCGGAAAGGGTTCCCTATGCCGAATACATCAATGCTGGCTATGTGGTGCCCTGTGGAGACCGGACCATTGATTACAAGGTGGTTGAAGATTACGTGTTCAGCCTGGAAGAAAGGTATGGCTGCAAGGTCAAGGCACTGGGCTTCGACCGGTACAACTGCCTAAGCTCTGCCCAGAAATGGGAGGATGGGGGCATTGAGACAGTGGAAGTGAAACAGCATTCCAGTGTGCTGCATTCCCCCACCAAATGGCTGGCTGAGCTCATTACAGACGGGAAATTCCACTATGAATCCGCCAATAAAATGGTGGAAATCAACTTTGAAAACGCCAAATGCGTATATGACACGAACATGAACCGATACGTGAACAAGAAAAAGAGTAATGGCAAGATCGATATTGTGGCGGCCACCATAAACGCCATGTATCTGCTGGAACAGGACGTGAAGCTCAATACACCCATGACCTGGGGAGCTCAGTTCTGAAAAGGAGGTGAAATTAGTGGGATTGCTCAATTTTTTAGGCTTTAAAAGAGAAAAAAGGTCTCTGGAAAACCCAGCGGAAACTCCGGAGGGGCTGGCAGATCTGCTGCTGAGCGGCACCGATATGCAAGCATCCAGGGAAGAGGCACTGACCCTGCCAGCTGTGACGGCCTGCCTGCAGTTCATTACGGGGGCTGTCTCCGGTATGCCGGTCAGACTCTACCGGAGAATGGAAAACGGCGGGAAAGAAGAGATAGAAGACTACCGGACCCAGCTCCTGAACCGGGAAACCGGGGACACCCTGGACGCAGTTCAGTTCAAGCGGGCCCTGGTCACGGATTATCTGCTGGACGGGGCTGGCTATGCCTTCGTGAACTGGCAGCGAAACAAGATCAAGTCTGTCCATTATGTGGCCTTCGACAATGTTTCCGCACTGACCAATGCGGATCCGGTGTTCAAAGAAGTAAACTACTGGGTCAATGGCCAGCGGTACGATGATTACCAGGTACTCCGGATCCTGCGGGACAGCGATGACGGAATGGAAGGTCATGGCATCTTAAAAGAGAACCAGGCTCTGTTCTCCACCATGTTCAAGACTCTTCGGTATGAGCACAGCACCATTGGATCCGGGGCAAAGCGGGGGTTTTTGAAGTCCAGCAAGCACCTGGATGCGGGAATCCTCCGTTCTCTGCGGCTGGCCTGGGCAAAACTGTTCTCCGGGGACAATAGTGTGGTAGTGCTCAATGACGGGCTGGATTTCCAGGAAATAGGCACCACAGCAACAGAAAACCAGCTGGTGGACAACAAAACCCTGAACAATAACTCTGTTTATGCCATCTTCGGGATTCCAACAGGGCTTTTCAGCGAAAATCCGACGTCTGAAACCTATTTACAGGCCATTCGTACGGCGGTGCTGCCGGTGGCCAGGGCCATTGAAAATGCCCTGAATAAATTCATGCTGCTGGAATCTGAGAAAGGAAGCCTGTTTTTCACCCTGGACAGCAGTGCTATCACCGAAGCCGACACCATGACGCGGTATCAGTGCTATGAAATTGGCCTGAAAAACTCCTGGCTCACGGTGGATGACATCCGCAAGAAGGAAAATATGCTGCCTGTTGGCATGGATTCCATCAAGCTGGGCCTTGATGCAGTATTGTATGACCCAAAATCCGGGGAAATCTACACTCCGAATACCGGCGTGAAGGCAAATATCAATGAGACTGCTGAAACGCCTCCAAAAGCCAGCAACTTGAAAGGAGGTGGTAATGGTGAAAGTGGAAATCCGCAGTGACAACACTGCAGTCATTGAAGGATATGTGAATGCTGTCGAAAGAATGTCCAGAATCTTGCACGATTATGACGGCAAACAGTTCCGGGAAGTGGTCAAGACTGGCACTTTCGCGAAATCGATTGCCGCAAACCCCCATGTGAAACTGTACTTTAATCATGAAAGAGCCATAGGCGGCATGGATGACGGCACACTGGAACTGAAAGAGGACAATATTGGCCTCTATGCACGGGCCCTTGTCAATGATCCGGAAATTGTGCGAGAAGGCCGTGCCGGAAACCTATCCGGCTGGTCCTTTGGCTTTTGGATCAACCCCAACGGGGAAGAATGGCGGGACGATGAACAGAACGGCCGCATCCGTGAGCTGACTGATATCAGCCTAGATGAAGTTTCCATCCTCGATGTGACTCCGGCCTACTATGCTACATCCATCAATACCCGCGATGAAAAGGCAGCCTTAAAGGAAATCCGTGTGGCAGATGACAAACCGGATAAGGTCAATGACATCTACGGAGCTTTGGAGCGGAAAAAGAGACAAATCGAAATCTTAAAGCTGGGTAAAGAATAAGGAGGACAATCATGAACCTGAAGAAACTCATTGAAAAGCGTAATGCCCTGGTTGACAAGCTGAATGAAATCGTCAAGAAGGCCGAAGAAGAAACCCGTGCCATGACGGAGGACGAAAACAAGGAATTTGACCAGATTACTGCTGAAATCCGTGACCTGGATGCCACCATCAAAAAGATCAGAGCGTCCATGTCCATCAACAAGGATGAAGAACCTGCAGATCCCACTGCAGCCAAGGCTGAAAAGAATGAAGAACGGGCTTTTGCCGCTTATATCCGCGGGAACCTGGAAGAATGCCGTGCTGAAGGCGGCATGACCAAAACCGACAACGGCGCTGTGATCCCCAAGACCATTGCCAGAAAGATCATCGAACTGGTCAAAGATATCTGCCCGATCTATGCCATGGCTACCAAATTCAACGTGAAAGGCGATCTGGTTTTCCCGAAGTTTGACAAAGACAAAGGGCCTTCTGCCAGCTATGCGGAAGAATTTACTGCCCTGACTTCTAAATCTGGGTCCTTCACTGGCATTACTCTGAGTGGTTACCTGGTTGGTGCCCTCACGAAGGTATCTGTGTCCCTGATCAACAACACTGAATTCGATCTGACCGCCTATGTGGTCAACAAAATCGCAGAAGCAATTGCTGAATTTCTGGAAGGTCAGCTGCTGGGCGGAACTGACGGGAAAATGACCGGCCTGAAATCCTGTACCCAGGAAGTTACTTCTGCTGCTGCCACTGCCATTACTTCTGATGAACTGATTGACCTGCAGATGCAAGTTAAGCAGAGATTCCAGGGCGCTTGTTCCTGGATCATGAGCAATAATACCTTTAAAGCTATTCGCAAGCTGAAGAATGCTGAAGGCGACTATCTGATGAATCGTGATCTGACCAATGAATTCTCCTGGAATCTGCTGGGCAAGAAGGTATATGTATCTGATGCCATGCCTGACATTGCTGGTGGAGCCGTGCCTATCTTCTACGGTGATTTCTCTGGGTTGTACGTTAAGCTTGCCGAAGATGTAAATGTCCAGGTGCTCAAAGAACGCTATGCTGAAGAACACGTCGTTGGCGTCATTGCCTGGGCGGAAATCGACAGTAAGATTGTTGAAGAGCAAAAAATCGCGAAACTGACGATGAAAGCCGCATAAGGGTGGTGATCCGTCATGAGAATCAAAGCATTACTGAGCTTCACCGGGGCAGTAACCATGTATCCAGGTGAAGAGAGAACGGTAAGCAATGAGACCGGCCAGGACCTTATCAAGGCCGGTCTTGCTATCAGTATTGATGAACCAGAAGCAGCGGACCTTAAAGCAGAAGGCAAGCCTCCGAAGGAGAAAGAAACCGTAAAGGAGGCATAACCTATGAAAGTATCGGAATTGACCGTTGATTTTCTGCAGGAATACGTTCGGGCGGATGGCAGCGCCGCTATGATGCTGAAACCGATGCTTACCGCTGCCATATCTTATGCCATGGCCTACACGGGGCTCACGGCTTCCCAGTTGGACGACTACGAAGACATCACGCTGGCAGTCATGGCCCTGGTTGCGGATATGTATGACGTTCGTCAGTATACGGTTACCAATGCAGAAGTGAATCCAACGGTGAAATCCATCCTTGACCAGCACAGCTATACGGGGCTGGAAGGAGGAATCGACTATGTATCGGAAAGCAGCACCTAATCTGGCATCCATCCTGAATCGAAAGATTGAAATCTATAAGCCGGTCCAGGGAGATGAAAATGAACTGGGGCAGAGGGAAATCGCTGAACAGTTGGTTGATACGGTCTATGCATCTATCGTGCCTCAGACTGGTTCTATGCTACATGGCCGTGCAGCCGATACGGTTCTTACCAGAGTCACGCACAAATTCATTGTCCGGTATCGTTCTGATCTCACGACTGATATGTACATCAGATACGGAGGGCAGCGATTCGACATAATTTACCTGCTGGATCCATATGCCAATCATGAACGTCTGGAAATCTTTACAGAGGGAGTGATTCAATGATTGAGATGCATTTTAACCTCAATGAGCTGACCAAGCTGAGTGATGACATGCTAGCAGCGGCCAAAGAGAAATTCCCCAGGAAGACGAAGGCATTCATGGGCCGGGCCGGGAATCGAATGAGGGCAAAAGCCAGGGCTGCATATAAAGCAGATATCAAACATTCCCGAACGGGCAACCTTGTACGGGGCCTTTCCCGGGGACGGCCTTACATCTATGGGAGAGATGAATTCTCAGTGCGTGTTGTTAATAAGGCTCCCCATGCCCATCTGTTTGAACATGGGCATGTTCTCTGGGCTCACCTGCCCGGTGCAAAGCATGCTGTTAAAACAGAAAGAATGGTGAAAGGCCGGCACACCATGGCTCATGCGGAAAAAGCCTTCCAGGGAGAATATGAAGGGATGGTTGACCAGTTTGTTGACCAGCTCCTGGAGGAAGGAGAAATCTTATGAGCTTAGTTACTCCGGCGGAAGTCATTGCCAGATTCACCAGGGTACTGCAGGGGGCTTTCCCTGATGTCCCAGTGCAGAACACAGACATCACGGAAGGCTTCCAGCGGCCCTGCTTCTTCCTCGATTTAGAGGGCATTGATACGGACCGTGTAGGAACTTACTACGAAGACGGGCTTTCTTTCCGGCTGTACTATTTTGCAGCCGATACTTACAAAGGCTTCCTGGACCTGCTGAAGAAAAGGGACGCCATCATCAAGCTGCTGCAGGATACTACCAGATTGGATCCGGATGAAGAATCCGAAAAATACGGATTTGTAGTCCAGGCAGATGACGGGATCCAGAGCGACATCAATCAGACTGACAAGGTTCTGCAGATCGCTTTCACAGTTGACCTTGTGCAGGAAGATGACCGGCTGCCGGATGCAGAGCTCATTGAGAATTTGGAATTCAACCCGACTTCTGTGCCATCTACAGATACGGGACGATCTGATGAAGAGTCTTCTGAATCTGAGGAAGAGGAAGAAGACAAGACCTACAACGTGGATGAATTATAAAAGGAGTGAAATAGATGGGACTGCCTACTATTGAGGTTACGTTCAAACAGCTCGCCGTTTCTGCCATCAAGCGTTCTGAGCGCGGCATTGCGGCCATCATCATCCGTGATGATACGCTGGGTGAGACGGCCATCACCAAAAAGACCTACAGATCCAGCATGGATCTGGAATCCAAAGACTACACCGAAGCCAACCTGAAAATCCTTGAGAGATGTTTCCTGGTGGCCGTGAACAAGGTTGTAGTTATCTCCCTGCCGACTAAGGGAGAATTCAAGGATGCCCTGAAAGTCCTGGATAAAATCAAGTACAACTATGTGTGCACTACGGATGCCGGCTCTCAGCAGGCCCTGGCAAGCTATGTGGTTGACTACAATGCCACCACCAAAGGCAAGATGAAACATACAGTGGCCATCGTTTACGATGCCACCACTGCAGACAGCATGTATGTCATCAACGTCAAGAATGCTACGGTCACCGAAATCCAGACTGCCAGTGACGGCACGAAGAAAGATGTTACCGTGCCAATGAATGAATATCTGCCCAGGCTGTGCGCCATCCTGGCCAATCTGCCTATGAACCGGGCATGTACTTCCTATGTGCTGGAAGACCTGTCCGACTGTGCAGATGTGGCCACCGATGAAATTGACCTGGACGGTTGGATTGACAAAGGCTACTTCTGCCTGTGCGTTGATGATGATGAAGTCAAGATTGCCAGAGGCGTGAACAGCCTGACCACCTTTACTTCCACCGAAACGGAAGACATGAGCCACATCATCATTGTGGAAAGCATGAACCTGATTATTGAAGATATTTCCACTGTATTCAAAAAGAAGTACCAGGGCAAATACAAGAACTACCTGTCCAATCAGAAACTGTTCATTGATGCCGTGGACGCCTATTTCAATGAACTGGAATCCGAAGAAATTCTGGATCCGGATTATACCGGTAATGATGATGCAGGTACTACTGGGAATGAAGCCTACATTAATGTGGAAGCACAGAGAAATGCCTGGCTGTCTGTTGGCAAGACTGCTGCCAAAGATTGGACGGATGATAAGGTCCGGAGCATGGCATTCAAAACCACGGTCTTCCTGGCTGGCACTGTGAAGATTCTGGACGCCATCGAAGATCTGAAGTTTGTCATTACCATGGAATAAGGAGATGGCATAGATGAATAAAGGTGTAACTAACAAAATCATTCGTGGCACCAATGGCCGGCTTTGGGTTAATGACAAGCTGATGGCCAATGTGAAAAAATTCGAGTGTAAAATCAAACTGAAGTATGAAGATATTGATGAAAATGGCAATCCTATTCAGCAGCGCCGCTTTACCGGTGCTTCCATTGAAGGGACCATGGTCTTGCACAAGGTTGATTCCTATGCACTGAAGTTGATTAAAGACGGCGTGAAGACCATGAACATGCCGGACATCAACATGGTTTCCAGCGTTTCCGATCCGTCTGTGACCGGCATGGAACGTGTGAAGCTTTCGAATGTAACGTTCGATGAGACTGATCTGGCCAGCTTTGAAAATGCCAAAGTCGGGGAGGAATCCATTCCTTTCAAGGCCGGCGGCTATGAAGACACTGACACCATCGATGACTTTAACTAATGACTAGGCGGGCGGAAACCCCGCCTTTTATTTTGGAGGATAGCGATGACTGCGAAAAAAGCGACTCTTGAAGAGCTTCTGAAAAGAAAGCTGCAGAGCGAAAACGATAGAAATGCCTTCTTTCCCATTGAAAGCAAGGAAGCCGGGCTGACTTTTATGGTGCAGAAACTGCCCATTGAGAAGGTTATTGATATGCTGGATGACTTCAAAGTGGTCAACGGGTCTACATCCACTAAGGAAAACTTTGAAGGGGCTGTCCGGATCATCTATGACTCCGTCCCCATGCTGCATGACGAAAAACTCCGTAAGGGGCTGGCAGAACCCTATGATGTAGTGCCGCTGGTATTTGGTGACAACATCGGCGCCATTGTAACCTTTGCTCAGGAAATCATTGAAAAGTTCTATGTTGGTGCTGCAAGCGCTGTCGAAGAAATAAAAAACTGATGAAGCGTGACCACGATCTGCTTACCATACGTTATTACATCGAACGTGGTCACAGCATCCATGACCTTGAATCTCTGACTCCGACAGAATGGCTTTTCTACCAGCTCCATTTTGACCTGATGGCAGAAGCACAGAGCCAGATGAAAGGAGGGTAAGGTATATGGCAAGAGGAATCAACGTCCTTCTGACATTGATTGACAAATTTTCAGAGCCGATGAAGAAGGCTGCTGGAGAAACCAAGAAGGCCACGAGACAGATCCGGAATGCCCAGAATATGGTAAATAAATTTGCCGGAGATGCGAACCAGAAGTTCCTGTCTTTGGCTGGATCTGTGGCAAAAATCGGATTGGGCATTGCGGCAGTTGGGGCTGGCCTGGCTGTAGCTGGCATCAAGAGCTTTGCGGATGAAGCCATTGAAAAGGCTAATGCCCAGGTGGCTGCTGAAACGAAGCTGGTCACTATCCTGGGAGATGTAAAGGCAATCCAGGAACAAGGTGCCGGAGCAGCTGAACGGGCGGCAAAGGCCTTGGGAGCCTATGCCTCACAACTCCAAACGGTTGGCGTTGTCGGAGATGAGGTGACTCTTGCCGGCATGGCCCAATTAGGGACATTCCAGATGACGGAAGACCAAATCAAAACTGTATCTGCGGGGATGCTTGACCTGTTGGTTAATCAGAAAGGGCTCAATGCTACTCAGGAAGATGCCGTAAATGTGGCCAACATGATTGGTAAGGTCATGATGGGCAATGTTGGGGCGCTTCAGAGAGTAGGTATTTCCCTGGACGATTACCAGAAAAACATCATCAAGACCGGCACGGCAGACGAAAGGGCTGCCATGATCGCGGAAGTCCTTGCTCAGAATGTGGGCGGCGTCAATGAAGCCATGAGAAAGACAGATGCAGGCCAGGCCGCAGCCATTATGAATGACTACGGTGACATGCAGGAAGAAGTTGGGAAACGGCTGAACAAAGTCAGAACCGGCATCATGACTGCATTCGCAGGGCTGATTACTCCGTTGGGCAATGCCCTGGCTCCCATCATGGACCAGCTGGTGGCTAAAGTGGATGCAGCACTGCCATCTATTCAGGCATTTGCAACCAATCTGGCTGCGGCTCTCCCTGGCATCATTGAGAGTGTCGGGAATGGTATCAGCTTCCTGGTGCAGCACTTCCAGGACTTCATAGCGATTGCTAAAACCATTGGCCCTGTGATTGCAGGCATTGCCACTGGCTTTGCCGCCTTCAATGTGATTAATGGTGTAATCAGCAAGATCCAGATGCTCCGGACCCTGTTCACGGGGATCCAGCTGGCCGGTGGTGTGGCTCAATTCGCCGCACTGCTGAACCCAATCGGACTGCTGGCGGCTGCCATTGGTGTCCTGGCTGTAGCTTTCTACACCCTTTATACCCAGTCTGAACCATTCCGGGAATCCGTGAATGAACTGGCATCACAGTTAATGGCCCTGGGCGAACTGGTCATGGGGATTTTGGCACCGCGATTTGAAGCGGCCTGGATAATCATATCTTCTGCAGTAGAATCAGCCGTTGATGTGATTGGCGGTGTTCTGGCCAATGTGGTTGGTGTGCTCGCTGATTTAATCGGATTTATTGTGAATGTTTTCACCGGGAACTGGGAAGCGGCCTGGCAAAATGTTGTAGACATCTTCCAGGGAATCTTTGATACTCTGGCAAGCATTGCGGCTGCCCCGCTTAACTTCATTATGGGCATGGTGGACAATATTTCCAGTAAAATCAGTTCTATCCACCTTCCGTCCCTATCTTTTGGTGGGGGTGGAGATGGCGGCGGGGACAATCCGGATACGAATGCCTTGGGGACTACCTACTTCCGGGGCGGGCAAACTATGGTCAATGAGAATGGCGGGGAACTCATTACTCTGCCATCTGGAAGCCAGATCATGCCGCACAAAGAACTGCTGCAGCTGATTAACAACGGCGGCAGAGGAGACAGGGTAACGGTCAACCTCTCTATCCAGGGGAATGTGATTGGAAACCAGGAATATATGCGTCAAACCGGGGAATATATTGTTGCCCGGATCCGTGATGCTTTGCGGAACAGTTAGGGGGTGAAAAAATGAGCTTGCTAACTGACATCTTGCTGCAGTATACCGGATCTGCATACAGCGATCTGACCGCTGCTCTGCGCTCTCACATCAATATCGTACTGAAGGTTGACAATTCTATGGACAGCGTCATTTTCCCAGTTGTTCCTGGGGACTTGCCGGATATAAACAGCCCACAGAACAATGAAACCTTTGAGGCTGTGACCGGTGACATCAATGTCATCGGTGCACCTAAGCTTCGCACTCTGTCCTTTTCAAGCATCTTCCCTGTGAATAAGAATTATCCTTTTATCCGTGCACAAGCTACATACAGTAATGGATGGAGCTATGTGAACTGGATTGAAAAGCAGCGACGGTTGGGAATGGTATTTCGCTTGATGTTTGTAGAGACTTTTGGAGCGGTCAAATTTGATATGCTCTGTACCATCGACAATTTCGTCTATCATCAGGAAAAGAACAACGACATCAAGTTTCAGATTGATTTCCGGGAATACAAGAAGCCGCCGGTGAATATTGCTGCAAATCAGGCGTCTGAAGGGGTGATTGCATGAACAACTTCAAACTGACTTACTCCTACAACGGCACCGCCAGGGATATCACTGGCATCACAAGCAACTACACCCGCGGGGATCAGATTGATCAGCTGGGCGAGGAATTCGACTTTGACCTGATCGATAATCCCCTGGATGTGAATTACCAGGGAAATCGACTGGAATTCGGTGGGAAAATCTGCTTTGAGAACAATGGCCAGGCAGTCTATACGGGAATCATCGAGGATGAATCCAGGGAAGGGCTGTCTAAGTACAAATACAAAGCCTATGATTACGCATGGTTCCTGAATAAGGACCAGGTGTTTGTTCAGCTGGTTGACTGTACTGCCTCCGATGCCATTCGGAAGATCTGTGAACAGAAGAGCATCCAGATTGGCGAAATCGCTGAGATGAACACGGTCATCAACAAGGTCTACAACGGGGATGAAGTCTCCAAAGCGCTGAAAGACATCATTGCCCAGGAGACGGATGCCACCGGGGTGGAATACCGGATGGAAGTCAGAGTGGACAAACTGTATATCACGAAGCGGGATGACCTGAAGATCACGGCCACCTACCAGCTGGCACCCAATGAACAGCCCTTTGATATCACCAATGTGATTGGTGATTACCAGGCAGACAGCAGCGTGAAGGATATCGTCACGAAGGTTGTTGTCACATCTGGCAAGGAAAAGGATGTGGCCGTTGTGGCCACTGCTGAGAATGAGGATGCTGCCAAAGTCTATGGCGAAATTGTCCATTATGAAAAGGTTACGGACAAAGAGAAAGACGATGCTCAGAAGATTGCTGACAAGAAATTGAAAGAGCTATGCAGGAAAAAGATCAGCAAGCGGCTGAAGCTTTTCGGATCCGATGAAGTCAGATCCGGCAGAGTGCTAACATTCAACAGCGAGGAATTGGGCCTGGTAGGGGACTTCCTGGTCCTTTCTGCCAACCACACCTATGACAACATCAATCATTTCATGACGCTGGAAATCCAGTCTACAAAAGACAATCAGGAAGGGGCGGTGTAAATGGCTGCTGATACGTGGGCTCAGGAGATGGCCAACCAGTTCAAAAAGCGGGACAATCCGAAGCCCATATCCAACTGCATCGGCCTGATCCTGCAGACCGGTGATGACTGGAAGGTCTCCATCCAGAACGGGGCCTACATTATTGACAAGAAGAACGGTTATATTTGCAGGCATATCCTGCAGCGGGGCAGTGATTTCACGATTGACAATGAAAGCCAATCCGGGAGCCTGACCACCGGAACCTGTTCCGGCGGCTATAAGCATGGCGGCAGCAGCTATTCTACAGCGAACACTGCCACCGGGCATGTGACGCTGCATCCCATTGATGAATGGAAACGAGGAAACAAGGTCATGGTGGCTCCGACTGCTGACAACCAGCGGTTCTTCATTGTGGATATCATTGTTTAGGAGGTGCTAAGGTGTTTCCCTCCGACATCGATCTGAATGATTTAACGGCAGCGGTCTCTACTACTGACGCAAACAGCAGCAGTTCCGCGGCCACAACAGGGGCAACGGCTTTGGGCCGAAGTCCCTATTTCGATCACAAGAAAAAGGAATTTGTGTTCAACTCCGGGTTCAATAGGGAATGCTCCCTGACGGAAAGCATTCAGCAGCATATTCGGCTGTTCATTAACACAACCAAGAATAAATACGCCATCTATGACAAGTATTTTGGCGTAGATACCAATGGCCTGGTAGGGTATCGACTGCCCAGATCTGTGGCAATTGCTACCATCAAACAGCAGATTTCAGATGACCTGCTGAAAACCTGCCCGGTCATCAGGGAAACTAAAGACTGGACGTTCTCCGGGGAATCTGGGGTGTTCAGCTTCACGGCAGTCATGAATGACGGGGTAGAGGTGGTGATTTCAGAAAATGTATACGATTAACCAGATTCACAATACAATCCTCCAGGGTGTCCCTGATGACTACCAGAAGACGGAAGGCTTCCCCACCTATGACATTACCCGCGGCGTAGCTTTTGGGCAGTATCAGCTGTGGAAGAAAGCCTTCCTGGTAGAAGAAAAGCAGAACGTGGACAACCTGGAAGGCTCTGAACTGGATGCATGGTGTGCCCAGCGCGTGGGGCTGACCCGGAACAGTGCCGTGAAAGCGAAAGCTGTCATGAAGATTGTTTCCGGCAGTGGCCGGATTGTAGCCGGGGACCTGTTTGAAACCGTTGACCGCATTCAGTTTGAATCTACGGAGACAAAGACTGTTTCCCAGGGTGATACCTTCAATGTCCAGGCTGTTGTCGCAGGAACCAGCGGGAATGTGGCTGCGGATACCATCACCCAGATTCCTGTGACCATCAACGGCATTGGCTCTGTGACCAATCCGGATCCGGCGGAAGGCGGCTATGCCGAAGAGACAGACGATGAATTCCGAAAGCGGTACTATGAGAAGCTACAGATCCCGGCAACCTGCGGGAACAAATATCACTACATTGCCTGGGCAAAAGCCGTTGACGGTGTAGGAAATGCCCGCGTGTTCCCCTGCTGGAATGGCCGGAATACCGTGAAGGTGGTCATCATCGGGAACGACAATAAGCCGGCTTCTGACAGCCTTGTGAAAGCTGTCCAGGATTATATCGATCCTGGCAAGACGGGCTACGGAGAAGGCCAGGCTCCTGTCGGGGCTGTTTGTACGGTCAAGGCCGCAGATACGGTATCTGTATCGGTATCTGTATCAGTCTCTGTATCTTCCTCCGAAGATCTGGAAGCCATCAAGGAAAATGTGACTAGTGCTATTGATGCCTACATTAGCTCCCAGGCATTTGCTGCCGGGGACAGCGCCACGGACTATATCAGCTATGCCCGGATTGGTGCGGCCATCATTGGAACAACGGGCGTCCTTGACTATGCAGATCTGCAGGTGAACGGCGGTACATCAAATATCGTCATCCCGAAGGAATCTGTGGCCGTGTTGGGTGGTGTGACCTATGCTGACTGATACCATGCTCCGGGCTCTCCATGCCTGGTATCGCAAAGACAAATGGGTGAAGGCCCTGTATGATGCCATGGATGCTGACATGAGCGGCGTTGATGGAAAACTGATGCAGGACTACTACAACCTGTTCTTTGACAAGCTGGATGAAGATGGCTGCAAGGTACTGGAAAAGGACCTGGGCCTGACTCCGGCCAAAGATGCCACCCTGGACATGCGCCGCAGTGATATTCAAATCAACTGGCTGGCCAAACAGTTTGCCTCCATGCCTGCCATTCAGCAGATCTGTGATGGAATCTACAACGGCAGCTGCACGGCAGAATATGACGGGGATGCAACAATCACTTATGCCATCCGTCACTACATGGAGCCGGCCCCCTACACGGATATCCTGGTGAAATCTGTGGACCGTATCAAGCCGGCTCACATCGACTACAAGTTCCGCTATGATTACAATGTCTGGCGGAATTACTACTATCCGTTGTTCTGGTCCAATGTGAAAGAAAAGAAATGGTCTGCAGAAGCCGGGATGGTATGGTCCGACAACTATTCCATCTGGCGTAACTGGTCCTATATGAAGACCAGGACATGGAAAGAAACCATGATTAAAGATGTTGACTGATAGGAGGAATGGAAAATGGCAACCAGAACAAGTTATCTCAAATTGATTAAACCTGGCTATGATGACGCTGCCGATGTCGCTGATCTGAATGCGAACATGGATACCATAGACAGCACCATCAAGACCATCGATGAAGACGGCTCGAAATCCCTGGTCGCTCACAATGCGGCAGAAGATGCTCACACCAACCGGCTGTTCGTGTCGAAGTCTTCCGGGAAACCGACTGCCATGGCAGACAAAGGGATCTGGATTGAACTGCTTGATGACTGAGGTGGTGCACTATGGTTGATGTCAAGGACAATGACATCCGGATGACCCGCGGGGACACGGCCATCCTGAATCTTTCCATCCAGAATGCTGACGGGACGCCTTATGAAATTACGTCTGATGATACGATCCTGCTGACGGTCAAGAAAAACACGACAGCAAAGGCAATCATCATCCAGAAGGCGGTGGCTGATAATAGGATTACCATCACACCGAAGGAAACGGAGTCCCTGGAATATGGCCCGTACTGCTATGATGTTGAGCTGCGGCGCACTGATGGCTTTGTTGCTACTATCATCAGCCCGCATACTTTGACTTTGTGCGAAGAGGTGACGTTCTGATGGACAGACTCATTGGCACGATCAGCGCAGAGGGAACCCTGCAGGGCGTCCTGTCTGCAGTATGCAACCTGACCGGGAAAATCACAGTAGGCAAGTATGAACCGGAGTACGCGACTGCAGCGGACATTCTGGATCTGTTTGAAGGAGGAACATTAGATGGCGACTGACAAAATTGTAAGACTTAGTAACCTGAAGACCTTTCTGACGAGTCTGAAGGGACTCTTTGTGTCCAAAGAATCTGGGAAAGGGCTGAGCACAAATGACTATACCACGACAGAAAAGACGAAGCTGGCCGGGATTGCAACAGGCGCAAATGCGTATGTTCTCCCGGCCGCTTCCAGCACCGTCCTAGGGGGGGTGAAGATTGGCAGCAATTTAACAATCTCGAACGGGGTTGTATCTGCAGTGCAGGGTAAGGTAGACTTGACGCCTTACGCGAAGACGGTAGACTTGACGCCTTACGCAAAGACTGCTGATATTGCCAGCACTTATGCAAAAAAGACGGATATCTCTACTGCCTTCCGCTACCGGGGCAGCGTCGACACCTACTCCGCACTGCCGACCAATGGCGTGGCGGTAGGTGACGTCTATAATGTGGTAGCAGCGGATACGGACAACAACATCAAGGCTGGGGATAATGTGGCCTGGAATGGCAACGGCTGGGACAACCTCTCTGGTGTGGTCGATCTGAGCGCTTACCTGAAGGGCACTGATGCTGCCAATACCTACATGGCCAAAGCCGACTACCCGACTGCCACTGACGCGGACATCACAGCTCTTTTCTCCTAACGGAGGTGATGCCATATGAAAATGGTTAGCCTGACGGGGCTTAAGACTTTCCTGGTTAAGCTGAAAGCGACTTTCGCTACAAAGACAGATGTTGCAAAGAAGCAGGATAAACTGACCTTTGACAGCACACCGACTTCCGGCAGCACCAATCCTGTCACCAGTGGTGGCGTTTATGACGCCCTGGGCCCGTCCCTTTTTCTTGAAGACCAGGATACGGGGGAATGGGTAGGAGCCCCGATTAGAACTAAGTCAGGAATCGTCTTATCTGATACGGAGCCAGCTGACCATGATGTCATCTGGCTCAAAGAAGTATGAAAGGAGATAGGTAAAAATGAGCATTAAAAAATGCATCATGAACTACTTTGACAAGGCCACTAATGCCATGATTCCGTTCCATCCTCAGACTGAGTCCGGCGCTATCACCGACTGGCACGAGTCCGTCATTGGCTCTCTGGCCAGCAAGGTACTGCCGACTGTCGTGTCTGAGCTGACAACAGACTCCGTCATGGGCAAGCTCATGAAGATGCTGCTCAATGCCTCCGGGGTAAAGTACAGCATCGATACAAACGGGTTTGTATGCCTGGGAAGCTTTTTTGGCGGCCTTATTATACAGTGGTTAACTGCGGTACATATCCCGGATGTGCAAAACGACATACCCTTGCCT